GGACGAGATTAACGAGGCAATACCAGTTGTCTTTGGGGCTGGGGTGGGTTCGATGCTTCAACTCTCCTCTCTCGTCAGAAGTGCAATTGTGGCTCCTCCAACAAAAACCTTCGTTGACGTGGATTTTAGTTCAATTGAAAACCGAGTGGGGGTTTGGCTCGCAGGACAGAACGACAAAGTCGAACTGTTCCGGGAAGGACTAGATGAGTACAAAGTTTTCGCTTCGACGTCTTTGTATCGTGTGCCATACGAAGATGTTACGAAGGATCAGAGACAGATTGCGAAATCAGCAGTCCTCGGCGCAATGTTTGGCCAAGGAGCCAAAGGGCTGGTTAAGTACGCTGAGGGAATGGGGGTCACGATAAATGAAACCAAAGCAAAGGCTGCGGTAAACAGTTACCGAAACTCTTACTCTAAAGTAAAGGATTTGTGGTATGCATGCGAAGACGCCGCAATCAAAGCAATAGACACGCCAGGTATTACATACAAAGTTGGGACTAAGCTAGCACTCTGGACTAAGAAAAACGTACTGTGGTTAAAGTTGCCCAGTGGTCGCCATATCTGTTGGCAAGGGCCACAGTTCGAGCTGGTCACCACTCCATGGGGCGAGGAGAAAATGGGAGTTACTGTCCACTCCCAGAGCACCTACACCCGCCAATGGGGCCGTAACTCGCTTATCGGCAGCTCCATCTTCCAATCCGCCGTACAAGGAACTGCTAGAGATTTTCTCGCAGATGCGACGCTCAATATTACGAAGTTCGGTTATGAAGTTATCAACTTGATCCATGACGAGGTGTTACTCCTAGTTGATGAAGCTGGTAGTGAGGCTGCTTTGGAAGACGTGATGAAGATCATGACAACACCACCTGCTTGGGCTTCTGACTTCCCCCTAGCTGCAGAGGGATGGGTCAATAAGCGCTACAAGAAGTGATTACCGAATGCCGGTCAATCCACCCGGCATCATCATTGGATTCATTGGTTGCCCTTGTTGTTGCTGAGGACCACCAATACTTAATGACGCACCGCCAGCTAATGGCATGTTGTACGTAGCATCTAACCCACCAACCAGTCCACCTTGGGCCATCGGCACAGGCATTTGCTGCTCTTGTGGTTGCTGTGGTTGCTGTGCTTTTTGTTTTAAGTAATCTAAGTATGCATTCAGTAATTCAGCACCAGCACCAATAGCCGCTCCACCATAACGGGTAACTGGATGTGGTACTAAACTCAATCCACTTCCGATGGCCCCTACAGTACTAATTGCACCACCAAGATTGTCGTCTTGTGCAAATCTATTGTACGCATCAACACCTTGCATACCAGCAAAGCCACCAGCCACACCACGGCCCACCACAGGACCTACAGCACCCACAACGGGTAGCCTATAGTTTGCAATACCACTACCAAACGCGGCAGCCTTTGCAGGTATTTGGGAAACCGCTTGGCGAACTTTCTGACCCATTGGCATGGCTTTAGCTTCAGCTGCTAAGGCTTCTGGACGAACCAGTACACCAGTAGGTGTTGCGCCATAACCAACGGTATCCGCGGCAGCAGCAATCTTTTTAGGATTAAGAATGCCTTTTTCGGATAGCTCTTGCAATACTTTTTTCTGTGCGTCTGCGCGTTCTTTTACACCATGTGTAAACTCATTATATGCGGTCTGTCTAGCGCGCCCCGTGGTGCCAGAGTCTTCATCGATACCGCCCTGAATAAGACGCTCAAAAGCGGATCTTTCAGCCGGTATTTTATCAAACGCACCTACCACTGGTACACCAGCGCCAACTTTAGAAGCTGCCTTCACACCAGTTCTTGCAATTGGCACACCTAAAGCGCCCGCAGTAGCACCGACTGCTGCGCCACCTAAAGAACTTTTTAAATCGCGCGGGTCAAGCCCTTCTTCTGCAGGAAGACTTTCTAAATAGGCTGTTAACTTTTGAACATCTTCAGTACGACCTTCTTTATCGGCATTTTTAATTGCTTCATAAACTTCAGAAAGATCGCGACTCATGGTTTTGCCCCTGGTTTATTTCTATCTATAGCGTCTTGAACTTCTTTTGGATACACTGGCTTTTTACCACCCGCCGCAGCACGCTGTTTTGTAAAGTCAACTTTTTCATTTAGGATTTCAGTTAACTCTGCGCGGTACTGTTTGTTCAACGCCGCTATTCTTGTGTCCTCTTTTAGGAATTTACGGAAGTTTTTAGTTTCGTCGTCGCTAGATGCTTTATAAATTTTACCAAGCTCATCATTCTTTCTTGCAATAGCCTCGAGCATCTTGGCTTTTTTGTAGATAGCTTCGGATGGATCTTTAATACTACTAGAAGCACGCGCTAAAATTTCACGTTCGCCTTCAGTAATCTGACCTTGACCTTTAATTAACTTAGCCGCTTGCAATTCAATACGAGCCAAGTAAGTAATTAACTCATTACGCTCACCTAAACTTTGACGTGTGGTGGTTGGCAGAGATCTATAAATAGCCTCCTCGATATCAGCAATACCAAAATTGCCGATACCTTTTTCCAGTACTTTTGCTACTGCAGGGCCAATACCCGGGGCTTGAAGAACACCAGCGATCGTTGGATCATTTTTAACTAAGTCTTGAACACGTTTAGCAGTAACTAAACTATCAGTTACTGTTGTCGAATCTGTATCAGCTTCAAACTCAACACGCTTGGCTTCACTAGATTTAGCACGCTCTCTAGCACTGGTCACACCCTCTTCTTTAGCAATCTCTTCCGCTGCTTTAATTTCAGGAAGAGTTGGCTCGCGCCTTGGAGCCACATTAGCTGCCGCAGCTGCGGTAGTTGTTGGTGCTGGGTAGTTACCAGATTCAAATTTAGTTATTGCAGCTTTTGCTTTGCCAATAGCTTCAGGAGTGTTTGGAATTTTATCAGTTACGTCGATTCCAATTGCATTTGCTATGGCTTTAGCATAATTTTTAGTAGACTCTACTGTATTGCCTGTAGCTGTAGCGGGGGCCCAAGTTTCAGCTAATAAAGCTGGGCTTATGAAATCACCAACTTGAGAACCAAAACGCTCTTTAATAATTGGGCTTTTACCAGATATTTTTAGTTCTAAATCTTTTTGTAACGCTTTATCACCTTCTTCAGGTGTGGCAAACACTTTAATTTTACCAGTTGCCGTATCCACGATATTACCTGGATTGTTATTACGAACGCTAAGCGGAACATTTGCTGCAGGAGCAGACGTAACGACTGGAGCAAAGTTTTCTGCTTGTGCTAAGATTTTTTGATTGCGTGGAAGGCTTGGATTTTTCTTTGCCAATTCGACTGCATCACGCAAAGTAATCAGTTCTTCACGGCCACCGATTGCATATGGAACCAATTTATCTAGCTCTACGCTAGCTTGCCGTTTAGCTTGTTCGCCCGCTGCTATTTTTAAATACTCTTGTCTTACGGCAAGTGCGTTAGGCCCAGCTAATTTTTCACGTTGTAATTGCTCGGGCGGAATAAATACGCCTGTACTCGGATCTGTAAATCCTTGAGTAATTTGACCACTACCACCCGCACCGCCTGCGCCAGGGGAAACGGAAGCATACAGTCTTGCATCTTGCTCTGCCTTAGCCTGCGCAGCTCGGAATGCAGCCATCTTTTCTTGCATACCCATTGTGTCAGCTTCTTCGAGCTGCCGTTGACGTCGTACTGCAGTTAACGCTGCAGATGGACCTTGCTCACCGCCAGCACCCCAAGCAGACGCTTCTTGCAGGCCGCCTAAGAAGGTGCTCATTGGACCGGTGCGCTTGTCAATCAGCGCTTGCATATTAGCCAATATACTTTCTGTTTGCTCAGGCCCCAAGCTAGTTGTTCCAGCGGGCGTTACACCAGTTTTGGATTTAGCAGTAGTCACTGGCACTGATGCCGCACTGCCACCTTCGTCAAAATACGATAGTCCGTTTTTCATATTATTTTATATAACTCTATCAAAATAAAATTCATCATTAGTCCCAGTTTGGGTATTGCCGTCTGCATCGGTATATGTGTAATCAGTTGTTGGCGGGTTCATTAATGTATCCGTACTTTCCGCACCCGTTGGAGTAAAATTGCTACCAGAAAATAATCTTCCTAAAACACCACCCAAACCACCATAACCGCTTAGTGCTTGATTAATAGCATTGTATCCTGCGCTTCCAGCGGTAGCCAAACTACCTAATGTATTGAGTGGCGACAATTGTGTTCTGTTTGCGACTGTGGTAGGAGCCTGAATACCACCAACAATTTTACCATAATTTGCCGCTGCGGTAAAGGGATCCGACTGTTGCGCTTGACCTAATGTAGTCATTGAAGCGGTGCCTTGCTGACCCACATTGCCTAGTCCAGTAGCCGCGGATACACCAGTCTGCTGGTTCTGTAATGCAGCTTGCATTTGCTGAGCAAACAGTTGCGCTTGTGCGTCAGCCATGGCTTTGTTAACTGCGGTTTCACCGCGTAAACTACCGTAGTTACCGCCAGCAATATTAGCTCCCTGAACTGGAGCACGAACGTTTGGCATCAACTGGTTTAGCTGTTGGTTCTGGGCTTGAAACAAACCACCCATTGCAGTGCCAGTGTTTGGCGTTACTTGACCAGTTGCTGTATCTGTAATCCAAGGGTTGGCGGCGCCAGAAGATATCTGTCCTAGTGTGCCCTGAGCTTGAAAAAACGGATTGTTTGGTCCTTGCAGGTTGTTAATAGCTTGACCAGCCACTGTGTTTTGCAGTGAAGGTGCTGCACCGGCAGCAGTACCAGCTTGGCTAACAATGTTCTGCTGCGCGGTATCATACCACGCCGGCATTGATGTAGTTTGATTAGCTGTATTTGTAATTAGATCTGATAGTCCGGCCATGATTATGCTCTCTTTTTAGCTTCAAGTAAATATGCAAGGGGCCCTTTTGAATCTGGGGGCAACTCTTTTGAATCGTGATTCTGTCTGTGTTCGCGAATAGTCTGTAAAAATTGGTCTAGTACACCCGCACCAGCTTCGTTACTACCATTACCTAATGCGGCCACAACGTCAGCTGGAATAACAAACTCACCATTGGCGAGCATTGCCGGCACTTCATCGCTAGTACCATTTCCTTCTCCGTTAACGTAACGGTTCTCCAAGGATCCCAAACCACCTTCACTAAAGAACTGTGGATTGTGGCCTTCTATAGAGCCACCTTTTGCCACAAATTTTGGATTGTATCCAGGTAAATTATAATCTACATTTCGTTTTGTCATGCCAACTTTTAGTTTAGGCATTTTTAAGCTAGAGCCAACAAATGGCGAGGCAGACGGATCAGAAATACCCGCGCTGTCTGATGTGCCGTAGTTTGAAGTTGATAAACCAAATGGGTCGTATTGTGTTGCCACTGCGCCTCCTGTAGCCATCTTAAATTGTCCGGCTAATTGATAATCTGTTCTAGCTTTAGTTAAGCCAGGTGTTAAGTCGTAAATGCCTGTTGTATCTTGCGAGGCTTGAGCCGCCCGCATTTGCGGTATTGTTACTGGTCTTGTTGTACCCGTTACGCCCGTTACGCCTGTGCCAGATCCTGTTACGCCTGTGCCAGATCCTGTTACGCCTGTGCCAGATCCTGTTACGCCAGTACCCGTTACGCCAGTACCCGTTACACCCATACCAGATCCGTCTGTACCCGTTACACCCATACCAGATCCGTCTGTACCCGTAACGCCTGTGCCCGTACCTGTACCTGTTACGCCTGTACCTGTTACGCCTGTACCTGTTACGCCTGTACCTGTTACGCCTGTACCTGTTACGCCTGTTACGCGTGTGCCGGTTACGCCCGTGGTACCTGTTACGCCTGTTGTGCGGGAGCCTGTTATTATTTTTTTTAAGTCCGCTTGGTTTATTCCTGTTGCAGATGAAACTTTACTAAATGCAATATTAGCGGGGACTCCGGCGGATAAGAGTACGCTTATTAAATTAAGCGATTCTGTAACACCCTGCATTTGCGAATCAAATTGTTTATCTAAAAGACTTAAACTCTTATTGTATTCTTCTTGTGTTATTTCTTTACTTTGTAACTCATTATCTAATTGAGTTTTTTCTTCAGCATACTGTTGTAAATTTAACGTGGGTGTAAATTTTGTTGCTGTAACTACTACACCTTGGGACAAATCTTGCTGTTCCGCTTTTTCAACATCCGCTTTTAAGTCCGTTGCAACTTTTGGTAAATTGATAAACGTATTGGTGCCCGGTATTTTTCCGCTTTCACCAAAAATAATACTTCCGGACATGTCTGCCTGTAAAGACGAACCCTCACCAATCATTGAGCTTGTGTCGGCAAGTATAGCTTTTACTTGATCAGCCGGAATACCAAAAAAAGTTTCAGAATCGGCCGAGCTCAATGTATCTAAAGTTAAACTACTCGGGCTAACCGTTGAGCTCTGATCACTGCTTGTGTATGGTTGTCCTGTAGCCGGGTTAATATTTGAAGCTGTTGCACTTGTTGCACCTTTTGCACTAGCAACACTGAGTAATTTACTTGGATCAGTGAACTGACTGATCAGGTTATTCATAATCTGTTCTTGATTCTTGCCGCTCAATGCAGATGTTGCTACGGTGCTACCAGCGATCTGTGTTGCCCGTGCAATCTTAGCCATTACGTCTGGTGTTATTCCGGAGTCTTTTAATGCAGTTGTAATGGTACTTACCGCACCTTGACTAATGCCGTTGGAAGCCAAAGAAGTAGCAAATGTTTTAAAAATTTGATCCCCGTTTGCCCCGTTAACAGCGCTACCCACGGTAGTTGCTAGGGTTGTAGCAACGATACTGCCAATTTGTTGTGGGGTATAAAAACCGCCAGATGCGTCTGAAATATCTTTAATTGTGCTGGCCATCGGGCCACTGCTCATTAGGGGCTGCATGGCGGATGTTATACCACCAACTGCTGCGCCAGTCAGCGCGCCCTTAGTAGCGTCTCCACCAGCTGCTGCAGCGTTTAGTGCACCCATGGTAGCGCCAACAATAATACCGCCACCAATAACCGCCGCTGTTCCAGTGCCCAAACCTACAGCACTACCGACAGTAGCCGCCAAACCACCACTTGCAGCGAACGAACCACCTGCTGTTGCTGCAGCTAATGCCATACTGCCTACAAACATAGGGCCTTGTGCGTAATAACCGAAGCCGTAATCTTTTGAACGATAGACGTCCAAGTTTTGCATACCACCGTGGGCTGTTGGCGCACTAATTGGAATTAGCTTGTCACCAGACCGCTTATAAAACGCAGTGTCAAAACTTTGAGCGCCGCCTTCTCGAGCCCTACCCGGGGTTAATGAGTCTCCGGTGTACATATATATGTCTTTAGCGGCTTGGTTAATGGCGTCGTACACTTCATGATCACGACTAATGGTGTTCATTACGGGCTGCCCGTCTGAACTAAAAATTGGATCGCCCGCTCTTGCGATGAATTGGCCCGATTCGGGATCAATTCTGTCAGTCGGTTCTGTTGCTTGGACCTGTTTGTCTTTAAACTGTGACGGGTCAATGCCTACTAGCCGAGCGGCTTCGTTTAGCCCATCGTAGGTCTTATTACCCGCATGATCTACCAACACAGTAACGCCAATGGCGTCGGCACCCCTAGCAAGTTTACCACTAAACGAATTGCTTGACCAACCTAGATCACTAACTAAATTACCGTTACCATGAGAAAAGTCTGATACTGAGCCGCCGTTGGCAGAACCTAAAAGGCGATCTGCAGTTGCTGCGCTAAGAATTGGAACTTTAGCGCCGTTAATAGTAACAGTACCATACTGCCCATACACCGTACGGTCAGTACGAACAAAATCTGCATCCGAGCCTGTAAGGGGCGTTAACTGCTCCCACAACGCACGGTTTTCAGCTTTTAATTTGGCGCCAAGCACCGGGTCTAATGCAATCTGTTTGTACACCTCACGCAGGTTATCGTCTTGTGTGGCTACAGTATTTGTGCCCTCTACCATGCGATTTGGATTTAAAACTAATTTTGTGTACTCGGCTAATTGTTGCGGCGTTAGCTGACTAACAATATTTTTACCTAGTGTAGCTTCAAGCAATGCTGTAACACCAGGTTGGCTAAAGCTAACACTCTCGCCCGATTGCGCAATCTCTTGAGCAATTTGTGCTTTTGTTTTACCAGCGGCTAATTGCTCTTGCCAATACTTTAAACCAGCGGCGTCAGGCGCACGACCCAAGTACTCCATGTATTCTTGGGCGACGATACCCTCTGGACTATTTTGAATAGACTTAACAATTTGATCTATGGGAACACCATTTGCAGCTTGTTGCTGCCAGTATTGCATCCCTAACGGATCTGGGGAACGGCCTAGACTTTGGTACGCTTGAGCAATTTGTGCATTAGGGCTAGTTGTCGACTCTTTTGAAAGAACCATTTCAGCACGAATTTTTTCTATTGGTATACCCTTATCAAGCTGACTCTGCCAATAAGTTAAGCCCCCTTGATCCGGCGCACGACCTAAAACATCTCGGTATAAACCGGTGACGCCGGTGACACCAGTGACGCCAAAAATATCAGTTACATTGGGAGCACCCGTAACACCAGCTACCGCGTTAAAATTAGTATTGTTAGCTACATTAGTATTGCCGACAACATTAGTATTGTCGGCGACATTAGTATTGACAGCGCCAAGAATATTGGCTTGCTGTTTTGCCAACGCCTCTGGAGAATTTTGAAACGCATTTTTAATTTCATCTAACGAGGTGCCGGTATTATACCTGTTTTGCCAATAATCCAACCCGCCCGCATCTGGGGCACGATCAAAAACAGTTCGATACAAGTCAACAATAGGATTAGCCTGCTGTTGGCCTCCTGCAGATTGCTGTTGTGTCGTATCTAGGGTTTCTAGCGCCATGGTCTTTAAGTAATTTGTCCTACATTAACTAATGCAAAAAAGGGCGTAAAAACGCCCCTGTTATTGGGTTGGACCATTAATAATTTCAGTAAACTCATATGCCCAATCTTGCCAGTTTTCATATAGGGCTGGGTCTGGAACGGGATAACTTAAAAATGTTGATAACTGAGCCACGTTACTGGCGACTATTTTCCAGTCAATTTCTGGCAACGCTGGAATAGGTTCTTCACCGTAAAACATAACCAGATTACCGTTCCAATCTTCCCAGCTCATAAAGTCTGGCACACATGGAAAAAAGGATTGAATAGCCATTATGGCCTTTCGTCACCGTACTCCGCGGTGATCAAAATGCGACCCATTTCGTAATTACCATCAATGGTGTTTGACTCAAACTTTAATCTAGCCTCTCTGTGCTCAACACGCATGTCAATCTTTGGTGTGTTCTCGTCAAAGGTAAACGGACCAGATATCTCTTCAGATTCACCACTAGCAAACTTACGGCCAATAACATCCAATGTCATTATACCGACCTGTACAAAGTCTGGCTCAATACGGCGTAAATGCATACGGCGGTTAACACCTTGAGCAGTATCTTGAGATGGTGTGCCACCAACCCAGCTAATATCGCATGTAGTAAAGCTAGACTGAATGGCGCTTTCATCCAAGAACGTAACCTTGTTAAGGCCAAACTCATGCTGCCAGATAGCGTACCCGCCAGTGACCATATAGAACAGTTGGCCAATGACTGGATAAGGGTCGATTGGTGTTTCGACAGTAATTAACGTGCACCCTGGTAATGGATTGCCGCCGGTGTTGTACAAGAAAACAGCAGTGGTCACTTGGTACGCTGGGGCGTTGGGGGTGTTACTAAATGTTAAATAGTCGCCTGGACTAAACACTTGACTTTGGTCACCAGCGACATAAATTTGGGATGCTGTGGGCGCCACAAGTCCGGCTGGCGTAGCGATTGTTTTAAAACCTTGACTGAACTCTACGTTATAGTTCCAATCACACCATACGGGTGTTGGGAAAATCTCAGTGGTGTAACCGCAGGATCTTTGCGCTCCAGTTGCTTGACCGGCGTCGTACCAGATCTTATCTTTTACGTTATAGATAATTGCGTCAGTGCATTCTGTTGCGGTGTCGCGGGGATAAAAGAACCAAATCTCATTGTAGCGTGGCACCTTGGTAGCCCACACTTTTTGGCGTTGTGTGTAGTTAAGGTTGTCAAACAGCCAGTTTACGTTTTTATCATTTGGCACAACCGTAACAGAACCGTTGTATGCATAGAAACGGTCAACGCCCATCCAATAATATGTCCCATCCATCTCGACAACTGCCGCAGAAGACATAATGGAGATTTGGCTGGAAACGATATCATAGCGCCAGTAGTTTGGGGCGGCGCCGGTGAATGATGTTCGGATTAAACTATCCAGCGCCCAGAATAAGCCAGATGGTGCGTTAGTACCGCCGCGTGTTGGCAGACCCTTGACTATTTTAGAGGCCGACATGTTTACTTGGTTTGCTAGGAGTCCGTTCCAATCTGTAGGCGTCTGATTTTCATAGACTGCGTCTACGTTGTTATTGGATATAAATCCATTTGATCCATAAGCAAAGATAAACGGATACAGACAGCAAACGCCACCATCTACGCTGATAGGTAGATATGTAGGGTTCTGGCCAGTGCTGTCGGCTAAAACATTAAACGTCCACTGCGAATTAGAATTAGGCAGCGTGTCGCCGTAATAAATTGGGGAGTTAACACCATTGTCAATGTTTTGCAGGTTTAAACCTGGATGTGCCAGTAACTTTAACGCGCCGCCTGACGGGTCGTACTGAAAGTCAAACTGCCATAGCAGCCGAGGATCCGGCTGGAAGTATTGATCATAGATCCAGACATTACTAATTACTACAGCGCCACCGACAGCAGGAGAGAAAGTTACTGTTGTGTTTGGTGTTGCAAAAGTAGATGCAGTTACTGTGTATACAGTCGGCGTACCGCTTTGAGTAAAGATTACCTTGGTACCGGGGGGGTACACGGACGTGTAGTTAATAGGTGTGGTTGCATTACTGTCAATAACAAACGTCGTAGTTGTGTTGGTGATGGTATCGCCGGTTATCGGAAACTTAGAATACCCCGGTATAAATATGGCGTTAAACGGACCACTACCAGCGCCTAGCGTAGTGCCAGTGGTAAAAACATCTAGCCCTACATTCGTACCAGCAAACGAGTAGTTTACGCCGTTGTATGGGTTTGTAATAAAGCCACGCGGGATACCGCTAAAGCTGTTAAACAACTGACGGTAGCCGCCCATCTTCTTAGGTGTGCCACGTTGAAAACGACACCACACACCATCACTGTACTCACGCGCTTCAAATACAGTACCGTCGCGTTTAATACCTTGGGTAACACCTAAAGTATGTACTTGACTGAACTGCGGATCGACTTGACCAACAGCCATTAGAACGAACCACCGCTAATTAACCCCGCCGTAAATGTTGCTGGGGTAATCACTTGAGGATTGGCTAGGTTAGAATTGTCAAGTCGCATTATCTGCGATCCGTTTGCGGTAAATCCAAGAACGTTTGCACCCGCTTGGTACATACCAGTGTTAGTGTCTGATAGGAAAGAGAACGGCGGCGAGCTTGCGGTTCCGTTAATTGCGTAGAATGAGTTTACAGCGGCGCTAGTTAAAGAGAAGATAGTGTTGCCGTCACTGATAACCGTAGCTACAGTATTACCAGCCAATGAGAACGATGGGCCACCGCTGCCAGAGATTTGGAATGTGATTGTGCTGTACGTACCCACCGGCACCTTGTTAACCAAAACATACATTTGTGTAATGGCTGGCAAGACAACGTTCAATGTGCTTGAGCGTGTGCCAGACAAAGCCACGTAGGTCTGAATAATTGGCGCGTACGATACTAGACTTAACGTGCTGCCCGCAATACTGTCTACGTCATAGGTAGCAGCGGTAAACGTAACGTTAGACGGGATTGTGTAACCAATCGTGAAGAAGTTACCAGTGGATTGCTCGTACAAAACGTAGCCAGAGTCGCCAGGGTTTGCAATAATATTGCTAGTGCTGTTAATTAGCGATAAGCCCTGTGGCTGAAGAGTTAATGCGCCGGTGCCGTTGTTTCTAAATGCAATCCACCAGCCGGTTGATAAACCAACAGAGCTTGGTAAACTAAAAGTACTATTGCCGCCTTGCCAAACAAACGATGTTCCACGGCTGCTATCAGAGATAACTGGCACCGTAGATACACGGGACACGTTGGAAGTTACCGCTAGCTTACCAGCAATAGTGGTAAGTCCTGCTCCCTGCAATGTTGCGGCATCTGCTGAAGACGTACCAGCTCCAAACGTAACGTTCTGCCAGACACCGTTAACCGTGGTGTTATCAGACAGGTAGAAATATAATGCTTCACCTGGATCTACTGTAACCGATGCGCCGCCGCTAAAGTTAGCAACGATAAACGAGTTAGCACCAAAGTTACGGATAAGAATGTCAGAGCCAACAGAACCTTGATTACCTTGTGGCAAAAAGATTGTTAATCCGAACGTCGACGGTGTGCAGTCTATGATACGCGCGGCTGGCACCTGTGTTGGGTTAACTACTGCAGGCCAGTACAGTGGCGTATTGGTGCCAAAGTTTAAGTCGTAGTACGATACATCTGTTGGTACAACAACGGTGCCGGTAAACGGCGAGGTATATGTAATGGACATAGATTAGGGCTCTTGAATAGTAGTATTGCGATCCACACGACGCGAATCGTCTTCTTTTTTCAGTGCGTTTAGTGAGTCAGTGTAGTAGCTCTTCCAGACAGGTAATTTGTCCAGTGCTTTTAAATATCCCTGAGCTTGCAACAATGTACCAAACAACATGGCCTGTGGACACTCGCGGGTAAATAGGTTTTGTTGGTTTGAAGTATCTAAGGGCTGGATCTCACTGTAATAAATGATTTCAAGCGGTGTCGCTACGGATGGCTTTGGCGCAAACGCAAAGTTGTTGTAGTCATACTCTGCATAATATTTTGGCGCGCCAGCACTAGACTCAGATTCATATTGAGCCACGTAGTCTTGTGAACGTATTAACAGTGGACGACCATTTGCTTTCATGGATACCGTCTTGCGCCAACGGGCTGGCTTATTCAGCACCACTTGGTTAACTGCCAGTGTTGTCTCTACAACAGTTAGTTGCAGCAGCGTCTTTAGCTCTGCCGCAATAGCTGACTCTGCCAATCCGATTAGGCTAGGGATCTGCGCAATAAAACCTGCGTCGTCTCTTTCCATGTAGTTAATGACATCCTGAACCAGGTTGTCATACGTCATTTGATATGCGCCGCTCATCGTGTGTAGTAACTATAGTTAGGTTGGAAATAGATCGGTGACTTGTCACGATCCTCTTCTTCGAACTCTGTACGAGCTTGCAATGCCAGTTTCTCTAAATACGTTACCCGAGCCAAATCAATGCCAGGTAACTGCATAGCCACCTTATGGGATAGTGCAGCTTGAACGTATGGGATCACACGATCTGGTAAATACAGTTCGTTAGTTAATGTGCCGACGTCTTGAGGTTGGATGTCTAAGATTAACTGGAATACTTGGTAGTTGTTATTAGGCACTGGCCATAGGTACATCTCGGGGTCGATCTGCCTGTTAAACCAATACTGCAGCGAACGTTGGCTTTGGAATTGCTTGTTTGGCAAGTTCCAATAGTCTGTACGGTTTAAACGGGATAGGGGAATAACCTGTTGGCTTTGTGCAAACTGAATAGCACGAAGGGAGAACGTTGATGTTGTGACGCGATTCTTTAAACGGAAACCATAAAACTCTTGGGTTGCGTTAATAGTAAAGTAAGCCCACTCACGGTCTGCTAGTGTTTTAGTTGGGAACGAATACCAAGTAGTCCAATTAACGCCATCGTTGGTTACTTCCAAATCTAAGCTATAGTCTGCTGCACCAGCGGGGGCGTATGCATTAAAGCCGACATAAAAGATGCGTGTACCTTGACTATACGATGCGCCAAAGTAATTGTCCACTAGCGTGGAGGTTGCGAACAGATCTAAGTCTGCGTTGCTTGTTTGATCAAACAGAGCATAGGCGCTTGCACTAGAAACTGGCAACGCAGAGGTAATGGATGGGTTTACAATGTACACCCAGTTGGCTTCCAAAACGTCTACGCAGTTTTTTGGCATAGTCAACCATTGCTGATTAGTCTGTGCGCCAAGCACTACGTTTTGTTGGAGCCAAATATTAATACCGCGGTTAGCGGAGTTTTGCAAAATATAAAACAGAGCTTGCTTACCGGCATCAGCATACTCAGGTGTAATTTCTTCCGAGGTTCTACCTGCATCACGCATTGCATAAGCGACTAACTGGTCTACCGTTATCTTGGTCTGGTTATAGGTGCCGGAGTAGGCCATTCTTAACGTCCTCTGCCAGCTGCTCGCTTAGGCACTTTGTTTGGTAATTTGTTTGACGCAGGGCCCGCCTTGACAAACTCTTTGCCTACCTTTTTAGGTATTCCAAGAGTTGACTTACCAGCGGCTGCGGCATACATTGCGCCCTTTTGGGCTTTTGACTCGTATGGCATGTTAGTATCCTATTCGAATGTTTGGGCCTTTGCCAGGTGTGTGCACCGCACCAGGGGCAGCAACACCCATGTCACCAGACGGACTGGCCGCGCCAACACCTAACTGCTCTTGCATTGGAACGGCACTTGTTAAACCACCAGCTTGCATTTTAGCGACGCCTTTCTTAGCGCCGCTTAGCACTTTTTTGCTAAGCCACCTTTTTTGTAGCCACCGCCAGTCAATCCGGCTGCTGCAGGGGACTGCTTGATTAGTTCGCTTTGTTGTGCTGGGTCGAGCATTTTGGCGCGCTTCATCTTTTCCATCATACGGCGCTTCTCGAGTTCAGTCATCTGGCCTTGACCAACTGGTGCTGAGGGAGCTGCTGCCATAGGACCAGGTGCAGCTGGACCAGTCATACCGCCCATTTGCATTTTCTTAGGCTTCTGACGCTTTGTGTTAGCGATGTCTTTGAGGTCTTTGTCTGTCTTAGGTGTGCCGTATGCATTCTCTACGGTGCCGCCAGCTTTGTAGCGACCTACGCAACCGCCTTCTTTCTTAGCACGACCACCCATTTTGAGTTTCAGTTCGGTCTTTGGCTCGCCTTTGTGCAGCTTAGCTTCATGCTGGCTAACACCTTTTTTAACCATGGTCTTGTCTTGCGCCTTGTCTACAGCGCCACCATCTTTTTTGTAGCCCATTTTGTTACGTATCTCGGTTGGCAGCTTTGACAGGCCAGGATTTGTATCTGTGTCTACGTCTTTTAATACAGCGCCGCCTTCTTTAAAGCACTGCATTTTTGGTAATTTTTTAAAGCCGTCCATGGTATTTCCTCGAGTAGTTTAACAAAAAGGGGTGATCTGCCCCTATATACACTAATGCAAAAAAGGCAATTGTTTCGCCCTAGATTTCAGCTAAAAACAATGCCCTTTCAGCCTTCCTGCGTTTCTTTAATTGACTTGGATTACTCCAGTTTAAGAAAGCGTCCGCCGCCTTGTAAACATCCCCATTGTTAAGGTGCTTAACGACATCCGACTTGATCATTCTGTCTGGCCCAATGTTGTGGCATAGGCTGTGCATGGCGTCGGCTTGGGTCCTAGTGACAGGCACCTTTACAGCCGATTCTAGGGCATCTGAGCACTTTTTAAGGTCACTGTGTAGGATACCCATTACCTCTGCCTCGGAAAGCTCTCTATGGAGCAAATGGGCGTCCTTTTGACGAATCTGGTGCCCAACGCCCGTAGTCCACTTCCCAACACCGTCAACGTACGCTTTGTACCGTTTTCCCTCAAAGCCAACAATTAGTTCTATGGTCGATTCTGCAACCCATTCAAACTTCTTTTCATACTGTATTAGCCAATTGCCAAAGGGATTGTAGGTTACTGAACCGAGCACGATCATAGCCGAGCACAGACACGCTGCGATTGTCTTAATCATATTTCCTCCAGGTTTGTGACTATATCACAAACTTAGGTGAATGGGCGAGTTCCTGCTCTGTCGATGATTAGAGCTTGTCTGCGAGGACTAGCGCCAGAAGTGTTAGGCACACTAATATGTGTCCAACGGTCAAATTCTCGAATAATTTGGTCATATCCAATCCCCGATGCAATAACGGCACGAACCACCTCGTCTGGGGTCACGCCGGGTACACGAATGTCTGCAGCACAACCGATGCGGTGTTGGCTGCTATCTTTGGAACCTACCGCATCATTGACCTGTTTAGATCTAAATGCGCTGTTAACTATAATAGGTTTACCACCTAAAAGAATTTTAACATCTTCCAAGAGCGCTGCCAAGCGGACAAGGTTGGCTGTTTCTGTAGCGTTCGGTGCGTTGTCAAACTGACGATGGTCGGTGTGCGTCAGTTCTTCTAGGGTAAAGTGTTCACTTAGCTGCATCTTTTTCTTTCGCTCTCATATCCATGATCTTCTCGAGCGTACGCCCGCCGAAATAAAATGACATAATTAACATACCCCACTGACCCAGTAATTCTACATAGGCTTTGTTGGTGTCTAAATCAAAAGCTGACATCATAGCAAATATAAAATATCCGCCCAAAATAAACAGCAAAGTCATTGGACGGATGTTTTTAGACAGCCAGCTATCACTGCTCATGTCGGCTTGAAGCCGTGCAGTCAGCTCATGTTGCTCCGCAGCGTCGGCATTAATTTTAGCCAGCTCGCCGTTCTGTTGCATTTCTAGCAGTTTGAGCTTAGCCTGTTCAGCCTGTGCTGGATCAGGGAATATCTTGTCTAATATCTTGCCGCCAATGTCGAGTAGTGCGCCCAGTGGAAACATTATTTTTTACCCCTTATAGCCCCAAGTAAGGTAGTAAGCAATAAGCGTAGCCGCTGCAAAACAGTAGAACTGAACTCGGCGAATTGCTTTAAGATCGTGTTGAAACTCTTCATTATTTTTCCTCTCTAGATTCTCAATGTCTAGTTTAATTTTGAGTAGGGCGTCCCACTCCTTTGCGCCGTACTTCTTTACGAAGTTTATTTTTAGGTTTGCCTCCTCGTCGGAGATTTGTTTTTTGCGTTTCCACTCGTCCAGTGCTCGGATGAGGGCGTTTTGCTTTTTGATTTCGGCCTCACGGGCGGCTCTACGGCGCTCTTGGGCTCTTTGTTGGGCAACGTCGACACCGTCTTGCTGGATGCCTTCGATGCTTTTGGTTATTTGTTTAGCACTTTCTCTGGTCGAGTCAATCGTGCCGCTAAGAGTTTTTGCTCCTTCTAAAAATCCAAACTGGTCTGGTGGCATATGTAGTCATTTTTATAATTATTATCTGTCGACTTTTTTATCTAGTTTATCTTCAATACGATGAAGGGCTTTTAGTACTTCATTCCAACGATCATTAAAGTCGTCTTTGTGTACATAGTGGGTTGGCAACTCCTCGCGAAGTTTGGCTAAATCGTCTTTTAGATCTTGGACGGCTGTCCATAGTTCTCTGCAGAACCAACCAAGCACGCCGCAGATGATGGGTATTGCAATGTTAAATAGTTCTTGCATGTCCATTATTGAGCCGCTTTCAATGCATCAATTTCGGCTTTGAGTTCTTGAATTGCTTTAACCAAATACGCTGTTAAATTAAGATCAAGCGCTTTTATTGTCTCTTGGCCCTGCGGCACAAATTGTTTATATTTTTCTGGAACAATCGTTTCTATAGTATGCCCAGGAAAAATTGTTTCAAACTCCTGTGCAATAAAACCAGTTTTAGTTTCACCAATTTTATCTTTGTATTCAAAATGAATTGGTTTAAGGGAGTTTATTTTATCTAGTGCGCTTGTTATTGAGCGAACATTTGTTTTTATGTTGTTGTCTGATATGGTAGACCAGTTGGGCGAATTGCTAGCTTGGAAATTACCGCCAGTTGAAAAGTACACAGAACCAAAACTTCCACCTACGTTAAAGTAAAAAATATTACCGCTGCCGGTAGATGAAATTGTGTTAATAGAAGAACCAATACCAACGTTATTGGATTGCAGCGCTGAATATCCACCGGCGTTTGTGCAAGTGACAAGTCCAATAGCAGTCACGCCAGTAACAGAAATGCTAGGTGATCCCGTCAGTCCTGCGGCTGTTGTTGCGCTATTTGCAGTATTTGCGCTATTTGCAGTATTTGCGCTGCTTGCGCTGCCGGCTGATGTTGCAAATGATGCGCTGGCCGCAGTGCCGCTAATGTTAATACCCCACGTGCCAGATGCGCCAGTGCCGTTTGGTTGTGGCGGTGTGTAACCAAGTGCTGTAGTAACTTGACCAGAGGTTAAACCAGTGGCGTTGACAATATTAACAGATGTTGGTGTGCCAAGAATTGGAGTCACTAGCGTTGGGGAAACATTGCATACCATTACGCCAGTTCCTGTAGAACCAGTTACCGCACCAGCGCCGTTTGCTAAGCCAATGGTTGGTGTGGTTGTGCCAGTTACAGTGACAGGGAATGCTGCGTTGACTGCGGTTACACCGCCACCGCCGCCACCTGCGGGGGTAGCCCACACTCCATCGCCACGCCAAAAGGTTGTGGCTGACGCGCTGGTGCCGCTGTTAAGATTACCGACTGGCAGATTGCCCGTGACCTGCGAGGCTAGGTTAACGTTTGACAGTGTGCCGCCCAGTGTCAGGCTGCCCGTGGATGTTACGGTGCCTGTCAGCGTCAGACCGTTTACTGTGCCAGCCCCAGATACGCTGGTGACCGTTCCGCCACCCGATCCGGCAGAGGTAAGCAGTTGGACCGCGCCGGCATTGTTTTTGTAGTACAGCTTTCCGTCAACTACGTTAAGCGCTAGTTCGCCTACCGTTAAGTCCGCAGCAAGCGGAACCGACAGTGCGGTCGTGCTGTGGTAAAGCTGAATGGGTGTGAAGCCGGTCTGAGCCATTATAGTTCCTCGTAAAACTTTAGGTTAGTTTTTAATCGTCCGTCGGTCGGGTTCATCTCTAGCGCCATCCGACCGTACTTAATTGCTTCTTCTTTAAATTTTAAGTGATAGGCAGCAATGGCTATTACGTCTGGTAGCATGAACCCCCACGCCTGCGGGGCGCCAGTGTGCTGTGCTATGTTTTGTGTTATCTCTATTGCGTTCTTGCCTGCGCCGTAGCACTCTGCCCAGCGATGCTTTTCGTAGCAAAGCATCGCCAAATCGTACCAGTTTTCTCGTATGCCAGGCTCTTCTGCTACCGCCTTACGAAACCATGCAATACCTGGTTGCTGCATTTTTTCCAATGACGCGCCAATCATGCGCATCGTGTGGCTTCTCTCTAGCGTCCACGTCGCTGTAGGAAGCGTTAGGTATCGTTTTAATTCGTCGACAGCCTCTTGCCATCTAAACTTAAACGTCAGCTCCCTGCCGTAATAGTAGCAGCTACGGTGGCAGTTTTGGTCTTCCTTTACCGCCATTTCCAAGAGCTCTAGGTATAACCCCCTTGGTTTTGTGTCGTCTGGTTTGTGTGTCATCATCACAAAGGACGTATGGCCGCAAGTGTCTGTTACCCTAGAATCCGGCATGATGTACTCATGACAGGGAAACTTCCAATAGTAACCGTGACGATTGTGCGCTCTGGACGGGTAGAAGACTCGGTTCTCACCAAAGTCAAACCCAATGTTAAGACGGGTTATGTCTTCGCTCCAGCACTGCTCAATCTCTTTACGCCATCCAGGGAGTAGCATCTCGTCCAAGTCCATAGAGACGCAGATATCCACGTCAGCAGGGACGAGCGCTAGGGCCGCGTTACGGGCCACATCAAACCTAAACGGCGTAACATTAATCTGGTGTACCTGCGCACCACAATCCTTAGCCATTTCAACGGTCTTGTCAGTGGAGCCAGTATCGGCTATTACTATAAGATCTGCATCTTTTGCTGACTCACAGAACCGTTTAACATGTAATTCTTCGTTTTTTGCAATTGCATATACAGCAATTTTCATGGATTTCTCCGTAGCTTATCCTGTATATACTAATGCAAAAAACTAGGGATTTGCGCCCTAACTACTCCAAACTGCCTGCGGTTGAGCAGGAAACGTTGCTGGCGTTGTGGGCGGGTTTACTGCAATATTACGCACCGTACTGCGATATGCCAAGAACGCATCTTGATTGGTTAAGTATGGATTTGAGTACTGTGGATTGTTAATATCTACAGTGCAGGTCCAATCGGTTTGTTGTAAGAGCGATGTAGCGGTTGATTTGTTTTGCGCCTGAATTTCTTCGGGCGTTGGCGCTGGAGGTGCAATCCATTCACCATTAAGCAAAAACCAGTCAAAAGTTACCTCATCCGGTGCTTCAATAAACTGAGAAGCATAACCTTCGCTAAAAACTTCGTATGGATCAATTTGCGTCTGATCGGTTACTACATTGTATGTTAAATATACATAGTGCATTTTGTGTTAACCTTTTAAATATTATGTTTTATCAAATTTAGAATTTTTTATAAACCTATTTGCGTATTTAAATTTTTGCAAACTGATTGTAGATTATCGGGTAAGTCAATGTCAATTTTTCTTTCTGTAATGTTATTTCTAATGTCGTGCTGCCCATTTAAGCCATAAACAGAATCGTCTTCTTGATGTTGCTGAACAATATTTAATAAATTGTGTTCAAAAAAATCTAACTCAAAAAAACTGTAAATCTTTTTTAACGAGTTTTGTGTATCAGAAACTAAATCTTTGTACGATAAAAATAAAAACATTTCATTGTTATTTTGATTAACTGTATTAACAACCCCAGAGTAAGACCGCATAATTGGCTCGCTACCATCTTGTAAAAGCGAGTACGCCATAGTTGGATTAAACTTTTTATTTTCTGTATACAGATTTATAAACGATTTAACAATTTCCTCTATTGGCCTAACCAAAACAATAATTTTTGGTTTATCTGTAATGTACTCTTTTATCAACTTAATATTTGGTTCTAATGTCCATGATCTACACTTGTCTAAAACATTGGGTTTTGTAGTGTTTTTGTAATATAAATCTGGAATTGTTTTTACTATTTCATTGGCAATATCTTGTTTTTTGTTAGCTTGTATTTGCTCTGCCGCATATTCATTAATTGAAACATGGTTGTCCCAAAGCATTTGACATACAGCAGAATTGCCTTCTGCATGAATTTGTGGGTTTTGGTCTAAAATAGCCGAGAGTAGGGTTGACCCGGCCCTCGGCAATCCGCTTAAAAAAAAGTAATTTTTCATTTAAGCATAAATATACACTATTGCTCCGCCTCCAGTTGCCGCACCAACGGCGGCAGCACTTCTTTTGCTTCCTCCTCCTGCACCGCCGCCACCTAAGCCGCCATTTCCTCCGATAGTGCTACCATATCCACCACCACCACCACCGCCACCCCATAAACCGCCATTTCCACCTGTTGCGCTATCTCCTCCTCCGCCGCCTCCAGCGCCACCAGTTCTGCCGCTTGATGTTGTACCAGAACCACCAGCCCCTCCGCCGCCATCGGCAGCAACTGTTGTTGCCCCTGGTGCGTTTCCAGCGCCAGTAAGAAATACAAGTAATGGGTCTGTAAATAATGTAAAATATGATCTTGCTATCCCTGGAGTTGAGCCGCTTCCTGCGCCGCCAGCTCCGCCTCCAGCGCTGCCAGCACTAGCTCCACCAGCCCCTCCGCCGCCGCCTCCAGCGCTAGCATAACCACCACCACCCCCAATTCCTGCTCCCCCACCTGCGTTTCTATATCCCCCACCACCTCCTGTAAAACCATTTCCTAATGGACTTGCAGCAGAACCACCACCACCACCAGCAGTAGTACCTCTAGCTCCACCACTTCCACCAGTAAAATTGCCACCATTGGTAACTGATGCGTCTTTTGTGGCTGTTCCGCCAGTTGGCACAGAGCCAGTTTGAACCCCGTTTGATCCTGGGTTTGCAACTAATAAATTTATTCCGCCGTAGGTAACTGTTGCAGTTCCAGAAGATATAGTAATCGTTACATTTTGACCAGGGGTAACAGCAAAATTACCAAATGCGCATCCGCCGCCACTTGCTCCACTACAACTTACATCGGTTCCAACTACAACTATTGCGTCCCCGCCTTTTCCAAAAGCATAAGCACGGACAGTAGTAACACCCGTTGGAACGGTGTAAGTTCCAGATGATGTAAATTGTGTCCATATTTTTTGGGTTGTAGTTGCTGCTGGCGGTGCGGCGCTTGTCCAAGTTGTGCCGTTGGATGTAAGCAAATTACCTGTTGTGCCAGGGGCTACAGCTTGAACAGCAGATGTTCCGTTACCAAGAAGTACGTTATTTGCAGTAAGTGTAGCGGATCCAGTGCCGCCTTTAGTGACGCCCAATATACCGGTGTTAGAAACGCCGGGGGCTAGTTTGGATAGGTCGCGTGGAATTGTCATGCTGTTTCCTTATTATTTTTCTAATCCCAGTTCTTTGCGTATTTTGGTAGCAGAGATAGCGTGGGTTGTGTCGTCAAATGTTTCTTGCTCTATTTTGTAGCCAACATCGCGCCCGTAGGTGATATTGACAATATTCGGTACTACCTGTATTTCATACTGCCCTTGAAACAGTGGATCTAGGTCACGCTTGATGTAACTCTTCACTTGCTCAATGGCAAATGGGTTTGATCCCTGCCAACCTTGGCAGTCGCGGATCTGAATCACCACTTGCCCCGTTTTGGCTATAGCACGTTCAAAGAGCGCTCTATGCCCAGCGTGCCAAGGTTGCCATCTACCTAGCATCTGAACCGTTTCTGTCTGCCAGTTAAACACCGGACGCCTGCGGTTCTCAATAATGTGATTGCCAATAAACTCGGCCCACTTCTCGCAGTTCTGCTCCGTCACCCGGAAGTCATACACCTCTGGCTGCACGAACGCCTTGTTCGTATCTTCAAAGCGACCAGCATCAATCGTATCCATCCAGATTGTCCAGTCCGCTTTGAAGTTATTACGCATCTCGACCAAAGGAGCAACAAAGTCGCAAATTACATAATCGCCGCCAGCAGACAGGGCAAACTCAGCCATCCTTAACGATTGACGGATACGACCTTCTTTAGAGAAGTCCCAATCGTTGTACTTCTTACGCACTTCATCGGCATTGAACCAAGTTACTTGGCAATTCAAATCGCCCATGTACTGGTTCAAAGCACGACCGTATGACATCTCGCCATGCTCTTCTAGATAGGCTTTTAGGGCCTGTGCTAGGTACGTCTTGCCTGAGCCGGGTAGGCCCATGATTAGTATCTTTTTCATGATTTAATTGCCCTTGCGTAGATGTGGAGTTGATAACATGCGTTATTATACCTGCTCATTTCCCGATCCACAACATCCCTAGGTTGTCCTTGCATACCCCGTTGGAACCAAGGTGATAAATCATAATGCACACCCTCCACCTCAATGTCAATCCCAAGCTGTAAACCTAATGTCGTTTCCTGACCGTTTTCCTCAATCGTTTGCCGATTTTTCTTCTGGCTAAACATGTTAATACCTACCGGCGTCACCTTGCGCACATGGGTGGGATCATGGTGAAAGTTCTCATGATTCCAATGTGGCACGGTGATTTTTAGCTCGCCGTTGGGTTTAAGAATTCGGTACAGTTCTTTCCATATTGAAAAGTACGTGTTTACATCCTGACCAAGGTGCTCCAATACATGGAACATAATGATCTCGTCAACAGAACTGTCCTCAAACGGTAGCGGCTTTTCTAAATCCGCAACGATATCAGGGTTACAGTTTGGGTCATGGTCCACATTGACGTACCCGGGAAATTTATTGTAGCCGCAGCCTAAGTTTAGTTTCATGCAGCCAGTATACTATAAATTAAACGCCGTTGGCAATCTGGTTGTTATCCAGTTCTTGCTGAATGATGTTTAACTGTTCTTGGGTAGTTGCCACATCAATCTGTGCCTTGATGGTTTCGTAGCGAGTTTGCGCTGCAGCAACAATCGCTGGATCGTAGTGGTCGGCTGGGTTGCTGTTGGTTTCTAAGGCAACTTGACCTGCTACAACCGCATCAAACTGCTGGGCTGCTTGGCTGTACTTACCGCCTTTTTGCTCGTCAATTGTGAAGTCAAACAGTGTCCAAGTAATTTCTACTGGGTCTAGATCGCAATGATAGACTGGGCCATTAAGTCCTTGCTGATACGGGATCGGCGTTGGCTTGATCTCAACTGCGTTTTTCCAGCCGTTTGTACCGACTGGTGAGGGTGGCGTAGTGTCGATGCACTGAGCCATTTGGTTGTTTACTACTTGTACGTATAATGCCATTTTAATGCTCCTTTTATTAAGTTGATGCTATTGCTAAAACAGAATTACCTGAAAATCCCTTTCCAACAGTTATCCATGAGGTCAAAGACCCAACTTGTTTAGGTGACGAATACCTAGTTCTGTTTCCTAAACCTAAATTGCCAAATCCGTTAGTACCCCAAGACCACAAAGTTCCGTCTGTTTTATTTCCAAAACAGGATCGATAACAAGCAGTTACTTGAATCCAATTGGTCAAAGATCCAACCTGTTTAGGGGAGGAGTAGTATGTTCTATTTCCAAGACCTAATTGTCCAAAAAGATTTGCTCCCCAAGACCATAAAGTATTATTATTTTTTACAGCACAAGCAAAATCTTCCCCAGCCATTATTTGCGTCCAATCAGTTAAAGAGCCGACCTGTACGGGAGAAGAATAATTTGTTCTATTTCCTAAACCTAACTCACCAAGAGAATTTTGACCCCAAGACCATATAGTTCCGTCTGTTTTAATTGCAAATGTAGAAAATTTATTAGAAACTATTTGTGACCAAGTAGTTAAAGCACCCACCTGCTTAGGGGAAGAATAATAGGTTCTGTTATTAAGACCTAATTGTCCAACATTATTTTGCCCCCAAGCCCATAAAGTTCCATCGGTTTTTATTGCTTTTGTGTTTCCTCTACCGCAAGAAACTTGTGACCAACCGGTTAAAGAACCAACTTGTTTGGGGGATGAATAATTTGTAGTGTTTCCAAGACCTAAAGCGCCTTGAGTATTTGTTCCCCATCCCCAAAGTGTACCGTCTGTTTTTATAGCCATAGTATGATAAACAGACGAAATATTTAACCAGTTAGTAAGAGATCCTACCTGCTTAGGGGATGAGTAATAGGTTAGGTTATTTAAACCTAATTGACCGGAATCATTTTTCCCACATGCCCACAATGTCCCATCGGTTTTTGTAGCAAGAAAAACATCAGTTCCACTGGTAATATTTTGCCAATTTGCAAATGATCCAACCTGTTTAGGAGATGAATAATAAGTGGTGTTGCCAAGTCCTAATTGACCTTGATTATTTCTGCCCCAGCTATATAGGTATCTTAAAGGCACAGGCCAAGTTCCAGCTCCCTTAGCTGCGCTTGCTGCGCTTAGCTTCCAGATGCCGCCGTATTGGGTATATGGGTAGACTATTGGCATATTATAAATTTGTTCCAAAAGAAAAAGTCATACCAGTTCCCACTACAGACCATGGAGCCAGACCACCTACTTGGTTTGGTGAGGAACTGTTGATTGTAGAACCAAGACCTAGTTGCCCTTGAGCATTACTTCCCCATGTCCATAAAGTGCTATCGGTTTTAATTGCCACGCAATGATTTGATCCGACAGCAATATTTGACCAGTTAGTTAAAGCGCCAATTTGTACTGGAGATGATCTGTTTGTTGTGTCTCCTAAACCTAATTGACCTTGATTGTTTTGCCCCCAAGCCCATAAAGTTCCGTCTGTTTTTATTGCCGCAGTAAAATAAAAACCACCTGCTGCCCTTAGCCAATTTGTTAAAACTCCGACTTGTTTTGGGGAAGAATACCTAGTTGTATTTCCCAATCCTAATTTACCTGCAGTATTGTCACCCCACACCCACAAAGACCCATCTGTTTTAACAGCTAAACAATTTTGATACCCAGCGCTAATAGCCAACCAATTTGTCAACGAACCAACTTGTTTAGGGGAGGAATAGCTAGTTGTATTTCCTAGACCTAAATTACCATAAAAATTATAACCACAAGCATATAATTGACCTGTGGTTGTAATTGCCGCCATGAATGTTGAATTAACAGCAACAGTTGACCAATTATTTAGTAAACCAACCTGTACTGGTGAAGATCTGTCTGTAGTATCTCCAAGACCCAATTGACCGTTAAAATTTCCACCCCAAGTCCATAAGGTTCCGTCTGTTCTAATAGCTGCACAAAAACCACCTCTTGAAGCAACAGATGACCAAGTTGTCAAAGACCCAACCTGCTTAGGTGATGAATAGGATGTGTTATTACCAAGCCCTAGTACTCCAGAGCTACCAGACCCCCAACACCAAAGAGTACCATCTGTTTTAATTGCAGCAGTATTGTAATACCCTCCAGCAATTTTTAACCAATTAGTTAAAGAACCAACTTGCGCTGGGGATGATTTTCCTACACGGTCATTTAAACCTAGTTGACCTTGAGTATTAGCCCCCCAACCGTATAAATAGTAAGTATTAGTGCCAGTGGGTGCAACCAAGGTGTTTAGCCCTGGTTTAATCATGGCGTTGGCATACCGATAGCTCATTAACTTACCATTCTTATTTGTGGCTGTTCAGCGTGGAGTTTCATTTTAATTCTCTCAAATGGGGCTATCCAGTCGCCAAATGTTTCTTGGCGGAACAGCGTCATGCAATCATAATACGGGCATTTTTCACCATCCAGAGCATACAAGTAGTAACCCATAACAGGGATAACTACCCAAGTCTCAACGCCCATTGCCGCCGCTAAATGACTGACGGAGGTACACGAACTGATAACTAAATCACAGCTTGCTGCCGCATTTTGCGTATCTTGCCAGCTATCTAATGGTACTCGTTTTACCCAAGGCGGGCAAGCATCTGCACCCTCATCACGCTGCAATGAGATGAACTCATAGTCCGCACCTTGCACTGCATCAAACAGCATCTGATACGGAAACTTCTTATTATGGTCATCTTCAAACTTACTGTTACCTTGCCAACGTAAACCAATGCGTTTTTTACGTCCTTTGATGACATTTGGCTTAGGGATGTATGGAGTGCCAGATAGGTCTGACATCTCGTATCCAAGGTAGTTTGGGGCCACCATCGCAAACGCCCAGAAGTCGTGGTAAATGCCGTACTCAGCGCCGTGCTGGATAACCGCAGAGACACCTTCAACTTGCGAGAAGAGCTGTGCCAATGGGCCAGAACAGCAAACAATCACCTTGTTACCACGCGCAACTAAGTCTTTAGCGTAACGCACCTGGTGGATCTGATCGCCTAATCCGTGGTCACAATATAGCAAGATAGTGCCTTTAGAACGTCCGTCCCACTCTGGCATCGGGGTATCAGGGTGGCGCTCACCAATAATCCCGCAGAATCGACCACGATCCATTTCTTTGTAACCTTCACGAACTTTACCCTGTTTGAGTAAGTACCATGAGCGGTTGTACGCAGCACGGTGATCGGTTGGGCGCTCTTTGTTTAACTTCTCGGCTAATCTCCAGCCTTCTACAAAGTCGCCCATCTTACCTGCGGCTAACTGTAAATCCAAGTCATCCAAGTTAGGGATGGTGCGCTTGTTGTCGTTCCAGAACTCAGGCTGGCAGAACTGGTTATAGTGGTGCTTTAATAAGTCATGCGAGTCATCGTTGTGCTGTTTCTTTAATTCTGGTTTGATGTCGTGCATACCAGCATAGCCATGTAAATTCTCGTCGTCTTCTTTGACTGAGCTGCCGTCAATGTTAGACAGATCGTACTCAAACGGGGCCAGACCTAAGAACTCGTGAATGCGGTCAAGTTCGGTTTTTGGGTTGGCTAATAGGTTATCGTACTCCACAAACAAGAAGCACTCTGGCATGGCTTCATAGCCTTGCTGCAATGAAATATAGGCTGCCTTTAAATGGTCGGCAAGCTGACCAGAATACATAAACTCATCTAAATTCTCAGGCTTGGCAACCCGTACAAAGGAAGCCATACAGTCTGGCACTGGGCGCACGGTAGCAATAATCTTAGGAGCATGTCCGAGTACCTGAGTCATAGCACCCATAATGATCGGAATGGGCCAACCACGCCCTTTATCAATCACCACTGGCTTATCGGTATCTTCATAGAACGCATCAATCATGCCGCGCATGGTCTGCGCTAGTTTCTTACGGTCTGGATCGTTCTCATTCAAAAGACCAGCAGAGTGCCAGGTGTTAGCCAAGCCATCTAAAGCGTGAACTAAACCAGATGTTGTAGAGACATGCGTCTCTGGGTTCTGATTAAGGATTGCCGCTAAGACTGTAGAGCCAGAGCGAGGAATACCTGATAAGAAATGCAATGTTTTTTTCAAAACGTTATGTCCTTTATGGTGTTATTTTTGCTATGCCTATAGCAGAATCTCTATTTCCTGCAATATTATCCCAAGTTGTTAGCGAACCAACTTGCACAGGGGAACTGTAGTTTGTTGTATTTCCTAAACCAATCTGTCCATTCGCTCCAGATCCCCAGCCCCATAAAGTGCCGTCAGTTTTGATGGCAAATAAACCACTTAAACGAACAGCAATTTTAGACCAATTGGTTAAACTGCCGACTTGTTTGGGGGATGAATAAGACGTTGTGTTTCCAAGACCTAATTGTCCAGAGGTATTAGCTCCCCATGTCCAGATTGTTCCATCGGATTTAAGTGCAAATGAAAAACTTCCGTGTGCTGCAACATTAGCCCAATTAGTTAGTGACCCCACTTGTTTGGGGGATGAATAGTTGGTTATATTTCCAAGGCCTAATTGACCGGCTTGATTTCTTCCCCAAGACCATAGTGTGCCGTCTGTTTTTACAGAAATTGTATGAAAGCCGCCATTAGCAACTTTGCTCCAGTTTGTAAGAGAACCGATTTGCACAGGTGAATTTACATCAGTAGATCCACCATTACCAATACCCCCAAAAAGATTTCTGCCCCAAGCCCACAAAGATCCGTCTGTTTTTATTGTGGAGCAGGAATCTAAAACGCAAGAAATATACGCCCAATTTGTTAACGAACCAACTTGTTTAGGAGAGGAATAAGATGTTGTATTACCAAGACCTAATTGACTATCACTTCCACCACCCCATGTCCAAATAGTGCCGTCTGTTTTAAGTGATAGGCAACTAATGCCTCCGCACTGTATTTTTGACCAATTTGTAAGAGAGCCAACTTGTTTTGGTGATGAGTAGTTAGTTAAGTTTCCAAGACCAAGTTGTCCATAACTTACATTATTTTGACCCCAGGTCCATAATGTGCCGTCTGTTTTAATAGCGCCAGAAAAATATGAATACCCAGCGGAAACTTCAAGCCAAGTTGTTAAATTACCAATTTGTGTTGGTGACGACTTTGATACAGTTGTGCTATCACCAATGCGGCCGTCAGTACCGATTCCCCAAGTGTATAAATAAGGCACAGGAGGGGGTGGTGGCACAGGCCACTTATTCTGCGCCCGAGCATCAGCAGCTTGGTCTGTTGTCCAGATGCCGCCGTATCTAATGTAGGGAAAAGTTATTGGCATATTATAAGGATAGTGCCATTGACACATATCCGCCGTTTATTTTATCTGGTAGCGCACCCCAGGTGGTTAATGCACCAACTTGTTTTGGAGAGGAGATTCCGGTGTATGAGCCAACATTGTCCAAATAGCCTAGTTCACCGAACCTATTTCTACCCCAAGACCAGAGAGTACCATCGGTTTTTGTTGCATAACCATAATAGCCTCCGCCGGCAACATCTAACCAATTTGTAAGCGCACCAATCTGATTTGGAGAAGATCTGTTAGTAGTGTTTCCGAGACCTAGTTGCCCATAATTATTATATCCCCAAGACCATAGTGTGCCATCTGTTTTAATAGCAAATACAACTCTTACAGCATTACCTTTTGCTTTTGACCAGTTGGTTAAAGATCCTACTTGTTTTGGTGATGAATAATATGTTGTGTTACCTAAGCCTAATTCGCCAAAGCCATTTTGCCCCCAACCCCACAGTGTGCCGTCAGTTTTAACTGCAATAGCAGAGTTTTGACTGCCATTTATGTTTGCCCAATTAGTTAGAACTCCAACTTGTTTTGGTGATGAGTATTCTGTTCTGTTGCCTAAGCCTAATTGACCATCACCATTTCGCCCCCAAGACCATAGAGTACCGTTAGTTTTAACTGCAAAACTACTGTAACCCCCGCAACCAACTTGTAACCAATCTGTTAGTGAACCAACTTGTTTTGGTGAAGAATAATATGTTAAATTGTTAAGTCCTAGTTGACCGCTATTGTTATTTCCCCATGTCCAAAGTGTGCCGTCAGTTTTTGTTGCAACAGTATGATACCTAATTGCTATGTTCAACCAATTAGTTAAGGATCCGACTTGTTTTGGGGATGAGTAGTTTGTTCTGTTGCCTAAACCTAATTGCCCACGATTATTAGAACCCCAAGTCCATAAAGTTCCGTCACTTTTAATAGCTGCACACTGTGTGTCCCCAGTTGAAATTTTTGCCCAATTTGTCAACGATCCAACCTGTTTGGGGGAAGAATAATTAGTCCTATTTCCTAAACCCAATTGACCACTTGAATTTAATCCCCAAGAATACAAATAATATTGAAAAATGGGTGAGGGGGCGTTAAGCGGATCAAATGCTCCGTTTTGTAGCCAAGCTCCTGTGTAACGCAGGGACATCTTAGGTGATCGCTTCAAATATTGCTGTATAGGTCAAGGCGTTTGCTGTGCCTGACTGTACCGCAAGTGATTGGTTCTCCGTGATGTAGAGGTCTGTAGTCTTATCAACTACGATCAAAGATGCATTGGCTGGTACTGAAATCTGATACGCCAGGTACGAGATTATGGTAGCCGAGCCAAAGGTTGCATTGTTACCAACCGCTACGGTTGCTGCGGCGGCAGAAGCTGTCGTATTAGACACGATCAAGCCAGTAATCTTATGTACCGTGTTAGCGGCTGGGTTAAGACCAGCATCTGCGGTAGTACCGTCAAATGTCCAGCTAGTCGTTACGCCTGTAGTAGACGGAACAACATACGCTGTCTGTCCTCTAATTGTGGTTAGTGCTGCAATATTTGGGTTTGCCATTTTAGAATCCTAATGTAAATACGTAAGCCATTACTTGTGCTTGTGTTGGTCCTGACGCTGGAGCATTTTGCCAGGTTGGGGCAGCTGTTCCGTTGCTGGTTAAAAGTTGTCCTGTTACACCGTTTAAAATAAAATCCGTTGAACCTGGGCTAACTTGATACGGAATGTAACTTGCCGCGCCGCCAGCTATATTTGTCGTGCTTGACGCGACTCCAATGTTAACAGTATTAAACGCAATTACTTCTATTATATCACCAGTTGCAGCGGCAGATCCTAAAACAACGGTTGTGCCGTTTGTTGCAGTATAATCGCTTTCACTTAAAAACACACCGTTTAGGTAGACTTCTACAAAACCAACTTGGTAAGTAACCGTAAATATAGTTTGACCGCTAGTTGCAGTAAACTCTGTGCGGGTATACGTTGCGTTTAATGCCGCGCCCGTAGCGCCCGTTGCGCCCGTAGCACCCGTTGCGCCGGTGACTCCTGTAGCGCCTGTAGTCCCGGTTGGGCCCGTTGCGCCCGTAGCGCCGGTTACTGATGCTCCTGTAGCTCCTGTTGCGCCCGTAGCGCCCGTAACTCCGTCTGTGCCCGTAGCGCCTGTAGCTCCCGTAACGCCGTTTATGCCTGTGGCGCCTGTAGCTCCTGTAACGCCGTTTATGCCTGTGGCGCCCGTAGCGCCTGTAGCTCCGGTTACTGAAATTCCGTCTGCGCCTGTTGCGCCTGTAGCTCCGGTAACGCCTTGGATACCTTGAATGCCTTGGATACCTTGAATACCTTGCGGGCCGGTTACTCCAATTGGTCCTTGAATGCCTTCTGCTCCAGTTGCGCCTGTTGCTCCAGTTGCGCCTGTTGTTCCAGTTGCGCCTGTTATAGAAGCGCCTGTAGCGCCTGTTATAGAAGCGCCTGTAGCGCCCGTAGCACCAGTTGCGCCTGTCGCTCCGGTTACTTCTGTTAAAGGTCCGTTATCTACCCAAATAGTGCCGTTCCAAATCCATAGGTGCTGGTTGTCAGTGGTAACGTACGCATCGCCAATTGTATTACCTGTAGGTGGTAATAACGCCGAAGTAGGCACCGTGCCTTTGTATGTAATACCGCCGCCCGCAGCTCCTGTTGAGCCTGTAGGCCCGGTTGTTCCTGTAGGTCCAGGTACAGTAGAAGCCGCACCCGTTGACCCTGTGCTGCCGGTTGGCCCGGTGCTACCAGTTACGCCTTGTGGCCCTTGAGGACCTGTTTCACCAGTGATACCTTGTATGCCCTGAATACCTTGTATGCCCTGAATACCTTGTATGCCGGTTGGGCCCAAGGCACCCGTGGCGCCTGTTACACCCGCGCCCGTAACGCCTGTGGCGCCGGTGTTGCCCGTTGGACCTGTTATGGTTGATGGTGCACCCGTAGAACCTGTCGCTCCGGTTGCGCCCGTAGCTCCAGTTACGCCTGTCGGTCCTGTTACGGTTGATGGCGCGCCTGTGGATCCTGTTGCGCCCGTAGCGCCGGTGGCGCCCTGTGGTCCAGTTGCTCCAGTGCCGCCAGGTAACCCTGTATTTCCAGTGGGGCCTGTCGGGCCGCCAAGGTTAGCAATGTCTTGGAGCTGAGTCTGTTTGGTTATACCGTTTTGGACAACAACAGTAAACTCATTACCCGATAGTGGGGAAGTAGCTACCTGTAGTTGTGTTATCGAACGATCTGCCATGGTGCTCTCTTTATTATTGTTTTAAATCGCCAGATTTGCCGGCGGTTGTCGAGTCTGTTTTATTCTGAGTAAGGAATATTGAATCTCTAGCAGTATTGTTTGGCATCCGTACAAGCTCTCCTACCGGGCTATCAATTGGGCCCTCTGGGGCTTGCGCTGTAACAACTTGCTGACCACTTATTGGGCCTGTTGCAATATCCGTGTCTGGGCGCGGGAAGCGCAACGAAATATTCTCGGTCTGACGTGCAGGAAGACGCCATGGATCATAATTATCTAAATCAACCTTGCATACGCGCATACCCGGAAAGTTTGGGTCGGGCTGTAGATCTGTATAGGCGAACTTACGTCTGCAGCGATCACAGATCGCCACAGACAGAACACTATTACCTCGCGTATCAAGGTAGACTGGCATAATTACGGAGTCTGACTATCGTTCTTGATTAAGTAACCACCAACGTAACAGTTTTGTCTTGCCCCAGCGCCGCCAGAGCCTTGGAACTGAAATTCAAAGTCGGTCTTTTCAGTAAGCGCAAATGGCACACCGTAATTTACAGTAAGGTTGTTTAAGTAAGTAGCTTGACCAGAAACTAACACCACACCAGATGGGTTTTGTGTTGTTCTTAGGCGTGTGTTCATAAACGCGCCAGATGTTGTCGTCGTGTTACCATCGCCTTGAAAATAAGTGATGTACAATGTATATCCCGCTGGCACGGTATAGACAGACATTTGAGTCTGGCCTATGCCTGCGTTTACTTGAGCAATAACTGTAGCGCCACGGGTAAACGTAACATTACCTACCGCATTACCTGCGGTTGTTGTTACATTGTTAATACGCAAAAACGATTGTGTGGTTACAACTGCAGTTGTGCCGTTTAACGCAACAGACTCAGTAATTGGCGTAAAACTTGCATTTAAACCACTAATTAACATAGTTACTGCGGTGTCGCTTGCAGATGCGCTAACTACAGAAATGGTGCCTGCAGATCCTGGAAATGGATAGTTACCGCCAGAGCCTGTCAGACCTTCCCAAAGTGGGCCCATTGCTGTAGAGCCAACAACAGTGCTGTAGCCGAACAGGTCAATATGGTCGTGGCCCATGATCTGATTACGAGCTACTTGCAAGTCAAAGGGTTCGTAAGCGCCTTGAACGGTTACGGAATGAGGGGGTGCTACAAATGTGTTTGAAGGCGTTCCGGCCATGATTTCTCCTAGATGGTGAAAGAGGCGGGTTTCCCCGCCATCTTAATTAGTTATTTGTATAACCAGAACCGTAGGCAATGATCGAACCGTCAGCGTTACGTGCTGTGTAGTTAACATCTAATGTGCCACCCAAAGAACCGCTTGTCAATACGGACACTGCTGCTGCAGAAAATGTCAATGTGGCGTCAAGTGGGCCAATGTTAGCAATAATAGCGGCAACGGCTGCACTAGCGGTAAACACACCAGCGATACGGCCACCGGCTGCTGTTGGGGTGATTGTACCAAGGGCGGTAGTAGTTACAACGCCAGTTGTTGGGTTGGTAATGCTGATAGACATAGTGATCACGCCACCAGTTAAACCAACAGGAACTGTAGTTTGATAAAGAGAAAATGTCTCGATAATAGAGCCAGCTGGCAGTACAAAGGGAACTGCTGTGGTTGTGCCGACAGGGGCGGTTGTTAACGTAGTAGCTCCAGCGGTTACGGCCGTAATTGGGTTTAAAATTACGTCCTGCTGACTAATACGAACCGCGCCAGTGTTATCTGGGGCGATTGTGCCGTCGTTAGTTGGGTTGTTGCGCTTGAATACGCGAATGGGGGTTGTAAATGTGCTAGACATGTTGATTCCTTATCTCAGTGGGTATCCCAAACTGTCTCTGAGGCGTCTTGCCGGGAAGTGTCGGCAGTCAGAATGGGATTAATCTTCCTATACCTACTAATGCAAAAAAGCGGATTAATCCGCCCCTATAAAACAAAAAACCCCAGGTTTTTAGCCTGAGGTTCCAAATACCCTTGTGGGGTTGTTTGTTTAGACGCCTGGTGTACCATAAATGTTACGGGCATCGTGCCAGCCTGTTGCATAGCGCTCAGTTGCCTTATAGCGCATGCTGTCTGTCTCGAAATCGCCTTCCATGGATTTCTCCATTGGACGACGCATAACGAGCATCAAGCCGTTTTCTGCATCAGTCTGTACCCACCAAGCCTTAGATGAGCTCAAACGAGTAACAACGTGTGTGCCTTTTGGCAACATACCTGTTGACTTGATTGGGTTCAAATCGTTGTCGGCTGTACCAGAACGGAGAACAGACTTGAGGATAACCTCTGCCTGGAACTCGAGTGCTGGGGGAACAACCAACTGCTCGGCCTTGAGACGAATACGCTTACCATTGTTGTCAATGGCGCTGCGGATCTGAATCAAGATTTGCTCAACGGAAGTTTGGCTTAACGAAGCTGCTGTTGATAAACGGTTTGAGTATGTCAAGCCGTTAGCTACAGGGTGTGCTGTGTTAACCAAAGTTACGCCGTCGCCGCCTACATAACCAGCTGTGAACGCGAAGTTCAGCAAGTTGGCGCAGAGGGTTTCCTTGGTTTCAATCATAGATTGAGCCAAGTGCTTAGCGAAGGTGCTGCCGATACGAATGTGATCGCCATCTTCCATCAAAACTTTGGTCAAGGCATAAGCCAAGCCATAGATCTGATAAATGAAGCGGGTGATGTACAATGTACCACCCTGATCGTAGCTAACTGGAGTGCCGTCAGGCATCGCAGGAGCTGCATTCATACCATAAAGCATTACTTCTTCGTGGTAGTTACGTGGAATACCTTGGCATTGTTCTACAAAGCCTTTCCACTCATCGGCGCGTTGTTCATAAACGCCATCAAAGACTTCGTTGATAATCGGTTCGACTACCGCACGAAAGTCGGTACTACGCATTGGGGTTGCCATGTTTTAGTCCTTTCTTTCGTTAATTAGGCCGAGACCGATGGGGCTACGAGCTGGCTGTTTGCGATCTGAACTTGAATGATGGTGTTTGTGTCACCCCATGCATTAAGTTCGCCTGTTGGGTAAGCAACTTCACGACCCAAACCAACGCATTTAACTTGACCCTGACCTGTACCAGCGGTAACAGGAGTGTTAGCTAAAGCTGTGGTTGAGAAACCAGCGCCGCCATTACCGATAGCAAAGCCATCAGCAGTGGTGTAGCCAGTTGCAGCCGAGAAGTCAAAGCCTTTACCGATTGCTGTGTTAGCAACAGTACCGACTGCTTGCATTTCATAAACCAGTTGTGGATCTGTGAAGAGCCAGAAAATGATTTCTGTAGATGCGTCAAGAGTTGCTTTGGAAGCCCATTTGGATACTGAACGACGACCTTGTGAGTCAGTAAATTCAACACCGTCAAAAGAGCCGATGAGGCGAGTTGTGGCTGCGCCAGCTAAGGTCAAAGCGCCCGCACTAGTCACTGCTACAGGTGTAAACTGGTAAAATGCTTGACCAGCTGACAATGTGTAGTTAGCGGAATAGTTTGGAGTTCCAGTGACGAAGGAGTTCGTACCTGCGAAAGGTGTCGAACGATCCAAACCACTTGGGTGGAACGCTGGCTTCAGACCAAAGGGTTTTAATGTCGTAGACATATGTTTATTTCCTTTGTTATATTTGAAGTATATTAATCAAAACGAATGTTGGCATTCGCCTTTGCTTGTTCTTTTTCCATTTCCAGAATACCTTGTTCCATGATTGATCTACCACCTTTGCCTTCTTGAGCTGAGCTCCGAACTTGCGCGGTAATATTCTGTTGATGAGCTAGCGGATCCTCTAGGTGCATCATACGCATCACTTCTTGGTAAATTTCTTCTGGTAACTTAAATAGAACCATTTCATTACAGCTAATACAGCCTTCAAACTTGCCTGAGCTCATTTTGCCTAGTCCTTCAAAGCCTTTTCCTAAATCTGAGGCTTTAACTGGCTCATATCCCAATGCCACGCGTTTGTCGATACTGTCGTAATTATTTGTAGTGGATAACCAGCACAAATGCATACCCGGAATGATACCTTCCGGAAGGTCAGGCAACGCGCTATTTTGCCATTTGTCTCTGAACGCCTCTGCACGTTCGCGCTTGCTTTTTGCATCCGGATCTGCTGCTAGCATCCGTTCTTTCGTTTCTTCGACTCGATCTGCTAAACGATCTTCGATGTCACGTTTTACTCTTGGATTTGCCATGATAATTAACCTTTATTGTCGCGATCGTATTGTGCATATGCACGGATCATTTTGTTTCGTTTAGTTACATCGTCCCATGCGCCAGCGTCTTTAATTGCATTTACGCGTTCTCTTGAAAGCGTAATGGTTCCTGGCTTGGAACTTGTTGTGTTTGCTACTCGGCTAGAGGCTGTTGGGCCTGCTGAGCGTCGTTGGTTATTGCCGCCTTTAGCGGTATAACGGTGTGGCAAACGAGCAGATAAACGATTATCTAATTCATCCCAATACTCAGGATCAGCTGGATCCCAACCATCAGCGACGAGCTCTTGGTCAACTACTTTGGCAATTCTACTATCGGTATCTCGAGCTTGTGGGTCAAACCAAGAATTTTTCCGTAACCAGCCTGTTGCATTTTGCTGTACTTCCGTACTGACTGGGTTTGGAACATTTTGCTTTGGTGACTTCGCAGCTTCGAGCTGTTGTTTCTTGTAATGCTGTGCTTCATTAAGACGCTGTTTGGCGTCGGTTAATTGATCTAAGTATTCCATTTGAGCAGCAACGTCTCCAGCCTGCGCTGCTTGTACCATTTTCATTTTGGCGTACTCAACACGGGTGGCTTCATCTTCCACGGCCTTGTCAATCTGCGCAAACTGATAAGATGCTGCCGTATTCTCTACAGCGGCCAAGCGTTTGGCTAGTTCTTCGTTGCGGCGCTCAAGTGCAGTAATCTTGTGCTTGGCAGAAACTTCACGTTGCTTTTGAAGTTCTTTCTTTAGCTTTCGCTCTTCTCTGCGCGCCTCGCGAATCTTCTCGCGGTCTTCTTCTGATTCGTCGTCATTGTCTTGGTCATCAGAAGATTGATCTTCGTCTTGCTGATCGTCTTCACCATCGTCTGATGCTTCTACTTTGACTTCTACTTCGTCATCTTCGATTTGTTCAGGGAGTTCGACGCGGGCAAGTATTGACCCGTCTTCCCGTTCCTTAATAGGAACATCTTTTTCATTATCTGCCATTCTCTACTTTCTACAAAGTTAATCTACGAACGCCTTCATGCGCTGTGCTGCCTCGAATGACTTGATCTTAGAGATCACCTCACGCGCCTGTAGTGTAATAAATACCACTGGAGCGCCATCATCTTCTGGCTGCACTACAAACCGATCGCCGCCGTACTTAATTGTACGAACTAAGTCACCAACTTTACACCAAGGACCTTCTATCCAAGGAGTTAGGTCTTCTGGGCTTTTGTATGCCAAGGGACCGATGCTGATTACTTTAGCTACCGTTTCATTAAAGCGTAGTGTTTGTCTGGTTTCCTCTACAAGAAGGATACCGCCTTTACTTGTGATCTTTTCACGGCGCAATTGCACCAATACTCGGTCCCCAAGAATTTCAACCCCTGGATCTATTTCTGGAAAGCATTCCTGCTCGCTACGTAGATCTGGTTCGTCCTGCTGTTTAAAATCAATCGCCATCCGGCAATCCTCTCTATGTTTCTTCGTCGTCTTCTGTCAAAATTTCATTAATCATGTCTAAAACAATTGTGAATCCCTCATATCGCCCAACGAGGCGCTGGTAGTCTTCAAATGTATTTACATTCATGCCCGCGGTGACATTGTCCGCTAGGTTGCTACGCTCAGTCTTTACACGACCGATAATTTCGCTTATAAAGTCCTTCATAATCTTACTAATGCAAAAAGGCGGACGATTCCGCCCCAAACATTAATAAAAATTACCGCCGCCAATGTCTTTGAGGTTTTTATCTGGACCTACTTTGCTTGAGCGAACGTTCTTTTTGTTTGCTGGTGCATTGTTTGCGCGCTTGGAACCGGATGGTCCTGCGTCTACTGTTTTGTCACCAGGGCCGCCGCCGCTGGATAACTTACCAGTTTCTTGATATGTTTGACGAAAGCCTTGTAAATTTTCAGCCATTATATTGCTCCTGTTGGGGGTGTTGTTGGTGGTACGGGTGCTGCTGGTTCTGGTACTGCTTGTTGTTGCGCCATTTGCTGCTCGTATTGCTGGTTTGCTAATAGCGCTTGCTTTTCCAGCTCAAGTTGATGGTTTTGTTGCGCTGCCTGCGCTTGAAACGCCTGCTGTTCCATCGTAATTCCATGCTGGCGAATGTCTTGTTCCGCCGCCTTAGTAGCCTCAATTGCCGACAAGTTCTGCTCATGAACGAGCTGGGCTTGTTGCGCGTCTAACTGCGCACCAGCTTGGATCATGGCAACACGCTCTTTGGCTGCATTGTTAATGTTAGCCAGTGCAATGTCTTTAGCGTTCTGTTGCTGGTCAATGTCAGACTGCGTTTGATACTTAGCAACCAGTTCTTGCACATCGCGCTGCAAGTCAGCAATACGCAACTCGTAGTCTTGCTGCGAACGTTGCAGTTCAGCTGCCATCTTGGCTTGTGACTCTTTAGCCTTACGTTCTGTTTCAGCCATCTGAGTTTTAAGAATAACCTGCGCCGTAGGATCTGCCAATGCTGCGGCCTCTTGACGTTGCTGGGTAGCCTGTTGTACTTTTTGTGCCAGTTGCTGGATTTCTTGAACAAACGGTTGCAACTCTTGCTGCGAGTCTTGCGCAACGAGGCTGGATGCTAACGCCAACGCTTGCTGGGCTTCTTGATCCAGTGGTTTCTCTTGATGCAGTTCCAATGTATCGCGTCCACCAGCTGCCTGCGCCACATACGAGCGCATGGACTGCAGATAGTGCAATGTCAAGTGCTGCTTAATGTGCTCTAACGCATGGGGTGCAAACATAGGACCGATTACTGGATTGCCGCCGTATGCTGGGTTCTTAGCGTACTCGAGGTGAATCTTTAAGTGCGCGATGTGGTCTTGGTCTGGGTACGCAGCAGCAGGACGACCCATGGTCATTGATACGTTCTCAAGCGCTGGGTTCGATTCTTTAGCACCCATTGGGTTTGGCAGAATCTCATCTACGTTTGGCACTTTAAGCTGTGTCAATACTCTACGGTACACGCCGCGGATGTCAAACATTCCAGGGGGTGCCGATGTGGCCATCTGTAACAGAGCTTGGTTTTGTGCAACCCGCTGTGTCTCAGAGAAAATATTAGGATCGGATACTGGGCAGACATCATTGTTGTACGCAAAGTCGCGTACCTTGATTTCTTGGCCGGACTGGTTGTCCATCTCTTCCAAGTACCAATGGTTGAGGCGCGAAACAATCTTAAGCGACTTAGCTTGGCTACGATGCAGGCGTGCATGAATGGCGGAGAACACCTTAGCACCTTGCTCAATCAGAGCTTGCGCTGTGCCCACTGGCATGTTGTTGTTTGCTTCGCCAATCTTTTCTTCGGCTGTGCTAACCACACCCTTAGCCGCAGTAGTAAGCCAGCCCATCAGCTCCAACAACACGCCAGACGGCGGATTGAACGGCATGGGCATCGCAATCTTACGTACGTCGTCTACGCCGGGCGCGCCTTCGATCTCAATTACTTGGGTCGGTTCGATCCTGTCACTCTGACCACCAATGCGTCCGCCTTTGAGCTTAAGCATTGTCTGAGAGTTGTTAATATGCGCGGCGTCAAGTAGCGCACGAAGAGAACCAGTAAGAGCAGCTGATAAACCGCCGATAAGATGGGGGAGACCAATAGCGTATGCACCGCGCCAAGGAATGAATTTAAATTCAACATACCACTCCAGTTTTTCCATTTTGTCATCATTAGCTTCCCAGTTACGGTACAGCGCTAGCACTTTGCCTGATGACTCATCGATGGTTAAAATATACGGCGCTCTTGCACCTTCAGAAATATCATCCTCATCCATGCGCATGTAGCATGTAATCTCATACACACGGCGCAGACCGTCGATGTTTTTACCAGATGACTGACGGCCTTCAATCTTGTTGTTGGCCTTTTCTGACTGAGTCATGTCATCGATCGGAGCATCGGACGTAATGTTGTCTTCGATGTCGCGGTAGATGCCCTGCTCAATACGTTGCTGGTAGATGTCTTCCGTTATGTCTTGCACTTCTGTGATGCGTGCAGAAGTGTAGAAGTTGGTTGTTGCGTAAGGGAGTAGGATACTGTCAATCGGGATCCACTCACAGATCGGACGCTTTTGTTCTTGATCAAAACGCCATTTGAGGTACTGCGATCCACCGAGGGGTAGCTGAGTGAGCAGTTGCTCCATCTCGTCACGGTACTCTTGGACCTGCTCGGTGAGCTGCCAGTTAAGAAAACTAACCTTACGGTCTGCGGTTTCTTGTTTGACGCGGTCTACTTCGCCACGGATGTTGGACTTAACCAAACCATCGGGTGGCAGTAGTTCTTTGGCAGACGACGACGCAAAGTCAACGCACGCCTCAGCCATAATAGGGTGGACGACTTTAGAAGCCCCATCGAATGTCGCGCCTCCAGGTGCGTCCTTACCTAAGCCAGTTCTACGAAGACCTTCTTCGTATTGCTTGTCTCGCTCTTTACGGGCTTCTTTATCTTCATCAATCAGATCAAGATAGTCGCTTGCCAACGTATCTAAAAACCCTTCGTCCAGTGTCTCGGCTAGGTTTTCATAAAACTCGGGATCCTTGAGCGGACCCTTTTTGTCTTGGAAGTTAATAATAACGGAACCATCATCGAGCTCTACCACTTCTTGCTCGACTTCAGAGGGGTCTAAACCCAAAACTTCCTCGTAATGGTCCATCTCGGCTTCTTGCTCAGCCGCTAACTTAACGTCCTCTTCCCGATCTAAGCTAGGTAGATTACTGCCGGTCTGCATTGGTAGTTGGGGTTGTGCCATATGTCTCTGAATTTGGTGGATGTATTTGTCCTATACCTACTAATGCAAAAAGGAATGCCTTTCCGCCCTATTGGGCATAGGGATTTGAATATCTTTTTGCTGCGTCTTCGTCTGCGTAGTCGTAATCGCGGGCTGGTAGGGGGTCAAGTCGTACCCAACCCGAATCCCGCAATACGCGCAATGCTTGGGACAGGGAGTCAACATAGTCATCGTGCCCGCCTGCTTCTGGAAACGAACATACCTGCCGGACGAACCGTTTGGCCCAGTCTGCAAAGTCACCTTTGAGCTTCATGTCTTCCGGTATGTACACTTTGCCCTTAGCTACAAGGGGTGCCACAATGTTAACCCGCTGCACCTTATCTGCGCGCCCAGGGTTGTATCCACGGACAGGTACGCCCGCGCCTTGGAGTTCTTGGATCAGCGAGATACCAGCGGATTTGTCTTCCATCAGGATCAGGTCGGCTTTACGACCCTTGCCAAACTCGTTATCTGCGCCGTAGACCACTTCCTTAAAGTCATCAATTACCTTACGACGCAGCTCGGGGTAGGACATGTGCGCGTCCCATGCATCTAGCAGTATGATCGAAGTGCCTGCGTCTAACTGTTCAAACACGCCCCATACCGTACACGCCGTTGGGTCGTTGGTTGTCTTTTCTGAGGTAGCCGGATCGTAGCTGGCGATCACATACTCAAGGTCTGGGGTTGCTCGGTTGGCCGGCCACATCCTAAACTGCTTGCGTTTGATAATACCAGCGGCTTCTGGATCCAAGATCTCGCCATAGATCTCTTGTCTGCCTAGGTCTGTGCCATCGTAGGTCTCAAGCTGTTTGAAAAACGTTTCGGACAGGTTGGCGCGGTTGTCGTACGATGAGGCGTTTGCTACATAAACGTCCCCGCCTACCTTTCCCTCGTTGAGATCAACGATGAGCTCTTTGGGCTTGGGAGTGGTGGTAATAATCTGCTGCACTCGAGGGATTCGCGGGTCCTTAAGACGGAGGGTAAACTGTACGCCGTCGTAGGCATCATCGATGTAATCGAACGCACACAGCTCGTCGAACCAAGCGCCATGGTACTGCTTACCACGGTACCGTTCTGGCTCGGATGCTGGAATACCTTGGATGATGGATCCGTTCGTAAGGGTAATCTCAAAGAGTGACTTGTTGTAATCTCGTATAAGTGACGAGGGGATGATATTAATAAGTCCGGAGTCTCCTTCAAAACAAGTTGCGCGTATATCATTTGAGGTAGGGGCTGTGACCAGCCAACGAGTGTTATCGTACATCCAAGCACGAATGCCAATCCAATGACTAGCCGTATGCGTCTTGCCTGATCCTCGACCAGCCAACATAAGAAACGTATCATACTCTCCATCCTCTGGTTCTCTTTGGTGCGGAAGTGCTTGCAAGTGCCACTTAACCTGCCATAGGGCAGCATCAAGCTGTTGCTTGGGCCAGTGCTTGTGCGACTCCGCGAATTTTTTAAGTATTGCTTCTTGTTTCGGTGTTAACGACATGGTATGAACCCTTCTCCTACGAGAATGTGATTGAACTTACCCTCAGTTTCGATGTACACACAAGACTGGGGGTTAAGTGGCTCAATTAATTTGGGGTACCGCCTGCCAAGCTGGATTTTAGTTTTCGATAAATCTTGGTTGGGTACCAAATCGAGCTTTGATTTAAAAAAAAGTATGTAGTTCGAACAACGTTGGTTGTGTTCCAAGGTAGTTTTACTACCCAGTGATTCGATTATAGACTGAACCTGCACCAAGAGTCGCAAATTTTTACTGGAAACCCGAAATATATTCTTTTGTCTGGAGTATTGCCGGCTTTTTGCTGCTAAGATGCCTTGCAACAGCTCAATACGCTGCTCTTCGGACGCCAAGAGGTAATTGTTTGGTATTTTGGTAGGCACATTGGGTGCCAATTGCAACTCAATCGATGGCGAAACCGTAAAGTACCGCTCGTTGTTGGGTGTTTTAGCGCCCACAATGACTTTGTACCCACAATCCTTGAAGCGCTGTATGATCTCTTCCTGCCGATTCTTACTAAAGATCATTTTATTGTGTAATTTTCTATTAAAAAACCAATAGCCAAACACAAATGGAGGGATAGGCAGCGTTTGATGGGGGAGTTTTAACGGATGGGCAGTAGGAACCGATATCAATCGTATTCCAGGGACCTTCTTTAGCGGCCTGTCTTTCAGTTTGTCTACCGTTATGTCGCCTAACGGACGCCTAAACTTAAACCTGCCCTTATACAGCGACACCCTACAGCGGTACTTGTGGTTCTCAAACGGGAAGTTGAGCTTCTCGTCGCCCGAAACAGTAAGGTGGTCGTTGAAGGTAACCTGATAGCAGTTCTCCGCACGGTACTTCTGTACCAGGGTTACTTTAACTAGGTCGCCAGTTTGATTAAATACATAATCGCCAACCTGAATCTTCTCTGCTGGCTTCCAGTAGTCAAGCGTTAGTACTTTTTCCGTTGCTAATATTGCCATAAAAATTCTCGAGGACCCATTCATCCAGCCATCGCCCTAACGGCGCTCGTATTTTGTTTTGAACCGATACGGGTAGCTTTTGGATGTTCATGGTTTCCGTGGTGATATTTAAACGGAACTCAATGTACCGAGCCGTCTCTTTGTCTAGGATTTCCATGGGTACGTCTACCGAATCGAGATTGTATAAGTCGCATACCAATACCCGCAATCCTTGGAACTGGCCTGTAGCGCTTTCTAGCGCTCCTTGAATTTGATATGCGTACTTACTCATACTTTAACTAATGCAAACAATGCCAGTAAAGCGTCCCACATTGTAAAAATATAAGTTGACTCTGTCCCCTTTTGTCAGGATTGTCAGGGTAGTACGGGTCTATTCCAGTTGTGACCGCCACTACGTTTTTTATTTTTTAAAATTAAAATAAAAAGAAGAATAGACCCGTACTACTAGTACTACCCTGACAATCGTATTCTAAGTTGTTGTTTTGTTTAGCTGCAAATGAGAATGATTCTCATTAACTGTGTCAGGGTAGTATGGATGCAGTGCAGCATTTCATAATGCGGAATGAATATTGTAAAAAATTATAAAAAAAAATTTAGAACGCCGGGTTTTATAGCAGCTTGGGATCTGAGTGGGCCCCCCGGCCCGACACCCCCGGTCTGTTTTTTTGGTGTATCGGTTTATAAAAAGGGGACCCTCATTGTTAGTAAGCGCTCACTAACATAATACCCATGCCGCTATTGTGGCCATCATGTATGTGAGTGCTCACTCACTTAGGCCAGGCCGTTAGTGTGCGCTCACTAACATACAGGCCATGCACCACAATGGTGCACGCTCATACTGGTGCTATGTTAGTGTGCACTCACTTAGGCAATGCACCGATATGGTGCACGCTCATAGTGCGCGGTATGTTAGTAAGCGCTCACTAACATACTGGGCAATGCGATAGTAAGCGCTCACTAACATGCAGGCCGGCGTGATGTAAGGGCGCACTAACATAATGGGCACGCGTGCGCGACGGCCGGTGTGGTGGTGCGGCGTAATGACCTTAATATTAAAAGGGTTTATTATCCACAATTCAAAGAAACATGGCCGCAATATGACAATCCATTTAGAAGCCATTAGAAGGCCGCTAAGCGGTTTTAGCGCATTGTGAAGGGTTAGTATTCAAGGGTATGCGATCGCAATTTTCGAGGGTAAACCCTTAGTATATAGAATGACCGGCGTATTACTTTTTATTATATTAAACCTAGGGTTTCCCCTAGTACGCATGCCGGTTTTTAGGCCATTCTTTCACTACAATAAACCCATGGTAAGCAATAACGCAAACCAGTAAATGAGAGGATTAAACATCATGACCAAAACTGAAAAACTGATTAACACATTACCAGAGCTCGATGGCCTGCAATATATCAAGGGTCAAGGGTACGTAGATATTAAGGTTAAACCGCACGCATTTGAGCGCGACGGCCATTTATTTATTAGTGCTGAAAACGGTGACAATGCCGCGGATTATTATGGTGAATATCGCGGCGGTTACCCTTGGATTAATGAAGCACTAGAAGCATGGGCAAAAAAGCGCGGCGGGTTTTTTGAATGGGAAAACCCCGCCACTATTGTATTTTGCAAAGACTAAACTAAACCAAACCGGCGGCCATTGTGCCGCCATTAATTGAGAGGATTAAACATCATGCTATTACCTAAACCAAAAACCCCAGTCAAAAAACCATCCGGCTATATCATTTATCGCGGCGCGTCACAATTGGACGGCGCGCCTATTGTTGTTGTTGCACTAACCAATAGCACCAATACAAAAACCGGCAATATGGTGCAAACTTATATTCTAGTAGATAACGGCCGCTCACCAATTGATAACGCGCGCTCATTGGCCGACGTAAGTATATGCGGGGATTGTAAACACCGCACCGGCATGGGCGGTGCATGTTATGTTAATTTAGGCCAAGGCGCGCGCGCCGTCGCGGCCGCCATTGTAAAGGGCAATTATCCGGCCGATATATTGGCCGCACAATCCGCCGCCGCCGGCCGCATGGTGCGCTTAGGTACTTATGGTGATCCGGCCGCCGTACCGGCCAATATTTGGCGCACGCTATTGGCCAATGCGCAAGGCCATACCGGATACTCTCACCAATGGCAAACCGGTAAGGCCGGCGCGGATATCATGGCGTTATGCATGGCGTCCGCTGATAATGAAGCGGAGCGCGCCGCCGCTAAATTAATGGGTTATCGCACGTTTAGGGTACGCGCCGCGAATGAGGCCATGGCCGCCGGTGAATTTATTTGCCCAGCAAGTGAAGAGGGAAACCGTCGCAAATTGTGCGGCGAATGCGGCGCTTGTGACGGCGGCATTGATTCGCGCCGCGCTGATCCCGTAATCATTGCCCATGGCGCGCTAAAAGGCCGCTTCATTCCAATAGCGGCGGCATAACATGGGACAACATTATATTTTTATCGTTTTTTATCGTCACCATGGGGATGACTATAGCGCGGTATTCCAAGGTATGCGAAAGGCCAAGGCATTCGCACGCCTTACCGGCGGCCGCGTAGAGACTCAATTGTCTAATATATTTATAAAGGATTGAACACCATGAGCACGTTACATAAAATTGACAATATTATATTAAACCCTAAGCGGCCGCCGTCCCATGCGCTCATTATGCGCATGGCGGGCGCGTCACTAGCCGCCGGATATAAGGCCATAGATATCCGTTGGAACAATGAGGCCATAGAGTTGACCTTTAGCGATAACGCCGGCCTATGGTACGGCCAAGGCGCAATAAACCATGATAGCGCGCAAACCATAGCGCGCCAATTAAACGATATCCGGCGGTTTGTGCTCGATCATTTTCAAATTATCACCATTGGGGACGCTAAACATGTTTAAACTATTTATGTCTTATCTCACTCACGTAATCGGCAGTATGATTTTGGCCGGCATATGGTGCGCGGTAGTACTGGCATTGCTAGATGCGCTATAGGGGTAAACACCTATTTACCACGCGCGAGGCTAGATCGATAATCAATTTAAAGGAGGTTTTACCATGATGAATTATTACTGCAACGGTTTTTGGTTTGCGACATATGATGACGCTAGACTATACGCCGATATATTACTAATCCAATTGCGCGTGTATAAGGCCATCTATACCCGCTCTGAGATGGCGGCACATGCGGCGGAGGTGACAGCATGACACAAGGCCGCCTATTTATGATCCAAGACATTGTGGCCATGGGTAACTGGAATCCTGCCCGCCTTGATGTACTGGAGGCCATGAGCGATGAAGCACTGTATGCCATATGGCTAGACCTTATTAACTTATCAACCAAGGAATTAACACAATGAGAACAATACAACAATTAGCGGCACAAGCGCGCCGCCAAAATGACGTAAACGGCCTGCCATGCGGCGAGTATGTTTATAGTGATCCCATGCATATAAGCAATAGATATCAGAGCGAGGGTGACGTTATCCGCGCTAAATTCGGCACTGTCGATAATTGGTATGCGTGGGAAATGGTACAAGTAATCGAGCGCGCCACAGGCCGCCGCGTATTCGACAATGAAGTGGCCAGTATTACCGGCAGAGAATTAACAGCAACACCGGCCGAAGTATTGGCCGTCCTAGATCAATCCATATATGAGGTGAAATAATGACCAATAAATTAACCAAAAACCAATTAGCATTATTGTCTGAAATTTTGACCCAGCATTGCGAAGATTGCGACACGTCCAGCACTACGGCGCACCTAGTCGATAATATTTGGCTAAAAATAGCGACTATGCATGGATTAATTGACGATGAATACACCACACCTAAATTTGAACCAGCGGAGGAATAAATCATGCTTACATTAAACGACATAAACCTAATCGAAGGTGAAACAACGTGCACCATGCAAGAGTACTACGAGGCCTTACAGCGCGCCATCAATAGCGGCATGTGGGGTATGCAGGGATCATATGGCCGCACCATGATGGAGGCCATCACCGCCGGCAAGTGCTTACTTGGCCACAATGAGGCACGTGATTATTATGGTAATCCAGTACCTAGTCGCGACCAAGTAAAGGCCGGCACTAAGGGATCATTCGATTACGTAGAGGCCGAGAGCGGCAACGAATGGGCACAACACATGAGCGAGGTGAAATAATGACTAAATACGAAGTAACACTAGCACGCGTTGAGTATCTGTCTCAAAAGTTTATTGTCGAGGCAGATAGCGAAGAGGCCGCACAAGAGGCCGCATGGGATCAATCCGGTAACTGGAGGCGAGTAGATGCCGAAGAGTTTACCAATGGAATAGAAGAGGTGAAATAATGAATACCAACAACATAGCAACCAAAGTATTTGAATTGTCGCGCTATTGTGCCAAGGAGGACGAAGCACTATTGATGCAAGCCGAAGCCGTTATACGCAAAATGAATATGCCAGTATCAAATTACTTAGATCTTGAAATAGCAACGGAAGTCGCATGGCAGGTAGGCGATATTCTTGAAGACCGGCCAAGAGCAGAAAGCCGGTGGAATATTTGCAATATCGCCAAGCGCATCATGGAGGCCGGCATTATTGACGAAAGTAGCGAAGACATTGACGAGATTATCTCGGCATGGTTACATGAAAAGGAAGGGTATTGATATGGACAACAGAATGAGAAACCAATTTGCGAGGGCATTGTTGGCACGTCCTGCACCATGCGACAACTGCCCCAATAATGCCAAGTGCGCGCTCGATTTGAAGGCCTGCCGCACGTTCCAACATTACGTAGTGACTGGATCAATTAATGCCGGCCTATCCCGCATGCCTACCCGCGCCATGTTTAATGATGTATTTTACGCGGACGAAGAGTTTACAGAAAAAGTATTGCGTATTCAATTGCGCAAAGAGACCGAACTTTAATGGACGATAAAATGAACCTATTCTTATTATTTTTAGCCGGCCTAATTTTTCTTACCTGTTTTTATGGTCAAACTCAATTATATGCAGTCAATTGGTTTTTAATAGCCGGCATGTTATTTGCCACAATTGTCATTACTTTAATTTTTACGGAGGTTTTATGAACAAAGAACAATTACGCAACAAGGCAGAGCATTTTGTACTCAGCACATACTTATCAGACTGGAACGGTGACCTGCCATTTTCTAAGATACTAGAGGGCATTGCCGACGAGGACTGGGATATCGCGACACCATGGGAGCCCTTCGAAACAATGGAAGGCAAAGAACTGGCAAACAATATTGCCGACTCAGTAACCTATTTTTTACAATTATTCAAAGACGAGGTAGCAGAATGAATCACACTATTAAATTCAAAACGATTCACGATATGTTAGCGTGGATTGTAGAGAACAAATTATATGATGCGTTACCAGTAGACTTAATCATTCACCTAGGAGAAACAAAATGATTAACCTTACACTAGATCAAGTTGAGGAATTTTTCAAACCGGCAACGGACATAGTGGACGAGCTCGGCGCGATTGACCAACAAATCAAAGAGCTAGATGCAGTTAAGGCCAAGCTCAAGGCCAAACTGCTAGAGCGCGGCACAGGCTTTCACAAAGGCATGCAATACATTGCCGAGGTGCAAGAGTATGACCGTGAAAATATCAGCGCGCCATTGGTACGCCAGTTAAGTGATGAGGCTTTCATCAAGGCAGTAACAACCGTACAGCACATCAAGGCCGTAGTGGTCAAACCATTGGCCGCAGACAATGAGCCAGTATAGATACGCCGTAATCGATGAGTTTGGCGGTATGATGCGTAAGTTTGCGTCGAGAATAGAGGCGCAACCTTATCTGACTACAGGCGCGAGGCTAGTTCCATTACCTAAACAACCAAAGAGAGACCCTTATACCATGGCTTGCACAATTTTACCGGATGCGCTATTATGACCATACTCGGCACAATTATATGTTTTCTCGCTGGGTATGGTTTAACCGTACAAATTACACTAGAGGGCATTCTATGGCTAGCATTCGGCGCGTTTCTCGTATCGCCAAAGACTTACTTACAGGCGATTGTAAAACTAAATGAGCAAAGGGGAAAACGACATACTAAGTGACTACCTGCTTGCGCTTTATGGCACAGAACCATTGAGCGTAGAACAGGAGCACGCACTCGCTAAACAAATTGCCAAGGGTGATAGAGCGGCACTAAACAAACTGGTAAAGCATAATCTACGGTTTGTAATCTACTTAGTGCGTAAACTGTCGGCATGGCAGTACAGTAAAGTGCCGGTGGAGGACATTCTTAGCATGGGCAACGAGGCCTTATTCATGGCCGCTAGATCATGGACGCCGGCCAATAATTCCAGTTTCGTTACCTATGCCAAGCCCTATATTCTGCGCGGCGTAAAGCGAGAGCTAAACAACACGGAGAATTTAATCCGCCTGCCAGTCAACATCATGCTAAATATCAAGACGCTAAAGTATAGAGAGCGGGTGCTATCCCAAAAATTATGCCGGCAACCGACCGATGCGGAATTGTCGGCCGCTACAGGTTTTTCTGAAGGCCGTATCAATGAATTGAAAAATCATATGGCTAGAGAGCCCATATTTCGCAATGAACTTAAAAACGAAGAGCATTTTGAGGAGAAGCATGATGACTGATGTGCAAAAGAGAGCATATGACCGTTTTATTCGGATTCGCAATCAGATACGGGATTCGAATGAATGGATACCGGCCAAAGATGTGCTTAGGACGGTAGATGTAGTCGGAATGAACCATCCGCTCTTTGAGATGAATGATTTGTACTTGGAATACCAAGAAGCATTTCGGGATTGGCTAGCGGTAGAGCCAGAGTACCGTAAAGTAGAGCGTATGAGTGCTATACGGGGTGATTATGGAGTAGCAGATACTTGGGAGAAACCAATTGCAGAATAGTAAGGTGGCAGTACCAGCAGACATATACAACAAAGACGGCCAACTGGTCAAGATCGAGTTCACTACCCCATCCGGCGAGCATATTATAGACGCCATGTGGGATGCTAGCGAGGAACAGACCAGTGAAAACAGGGTAAAGTTCAGGGAATGGGCATACCGCATGATTAAACAAAAGGACTATGAAGTAAAGACATAAAGCTATTAAGAATCATTCGCATTTGGAGTACCAAGAATCAAGGACTTACAGCATCATTGTCAGGATTGTCAGGGTAGTACGGGTTAATTCCAGTTGGGGCCTCCCTTACGTTTTTTATTTTTTTAAATAAAAAGAAAAAAGAGAGATAGACCCGTACTACTAGTACTACCCTGACACACATAATCTAAGTGCTTGATTTTTGGTCCGCCAAATGAGAATCATTCTCATTAACTGTGTCAGGATAGTATGGATGCACTGCAACATATAAAAACCAATATACAATACACCTATGAAACCAACAACACTACCAGTCCTGTTTGAAAATATACCCATGGAGCTCAAGCGCGTGCCTAGATGGGTACTGTGGCAATTTGTGCAAGTCGGCAGTGAGGGCAATCAGCGATGGTCAAAGCTGCCCACACAAGTAACAGGCCAATCTGCCTCCTCAACCAACCCAGCAACCTGGTCAGACTTCTTGACCGTCCAAGCCGCGTATCAGGCCGATCCAGAGCGCTTCAGTGGCGTGGGCTTTGTGTTTTCCGAAGACGACGATTTAGTAGGCATCGACTTAGACGATGTGTATGATCACCACACCAACCGTTTCATAAATGCTGCAATGCAGCAATTAGCCCATAACGTCCAAGGGTACATGGAGGTCAGCCCGTCCGGCACAGGCGTTAAGATATTCACCCGCTCCCAGCCATTCGCCTCGCATGCCGACCATGCCATTGGATTCGAGGCCTACTCCAAGGGGCGTTTCTTTACGGTCACCGGCCAATACATCTCCGGTACTATCCCCGAAGAGCTCCAAGACTTGACCAGTATCATACCCGCTCGAACCATGCGGCAGACTGGTGATGCGTTTGAGGACTACAACCCACCAGTGGCCGGATATGACATCCATCGCATCGAGACCGAGATACTAGCCAAGCTAGATCCCGAGTGTGGTTACCATGAGTGGCTACGCATCGGGGCGATTCTGCACCACCAGTCCGGCGGTGACGTAGAGATGCTAGAGGCATGGGATAGATGGTCAGCTCAGGGCTCATCGTACACCGACAGTGGCGATTACTCCTGTGAGGCTAAGTGGAAGACATTCAAAGGGTCAGGCGCGACTCTGCGCTCACTGATATTCATCATCAACCAACAGGATCGCCAGGAGTCGCTAGATCGCGGTGAGATTATCCTGGATAACGGGGCAATGAACCATGCCCGTACATTCCTAGATAATTTCTTTTCTTCTGAGGAAGGGTACAGATTAGTTCACTATGCGCAGGAGTTCTATCTGCACTGCACGACGCATTACGAGATCATCGAAGAGGCCACCATCCGTGCCAAACTGTACGCGTTCTTAGACAAGTGCAAGAAGGCAGGCAAGCAGGGCGCGTTAACACCATTCAACCCTGCACCGGCTACAGTCAGCGCGGCACTGGACGCGATCAAGTCGATCACGCACTTACCCAATCACGCCAACACCAAGCCGCCTATTTGGCTAGATCAGTACGCAGCAAATAAACCCGATGCTGCTAAGTTAATCTCGCTTAAGAACGGCCTGTTTCACTTGGAGGATTCGTTACTCATACCGCACTCACTGGGATTCTTTACGCAGAACTCGCTGCCATTCGCTTACAACCAAGGCGCAGACTGCCCGACATGGATTCAGTTCTTGCAGTCGGTATGGCCTAATGATCCTGAGTCGATTGCCTGCCTGCAAGAGATGTTTGGTTACATCATCTCCGGCGACACAAGGCAGCAGAAATTCTTTAACTTAATTGGACCACGCAGGTCAGGCAAAGGCACAATCAACAAGGTGCTCGTTGACATCCTTGGCCAGCACAATACCGTCGCACCACAACTGGAGGAGCTCTGTGACACATTCGGACTACAACCATGGCTGGGTAAACTACTTGCTTCTTTTACCGACGCTCGCGCTCCTGAGCGTAATCGTAGTGCTGTGGTGTCTCAGTTACTGCGGATTGTGGGCGGCGATACGGTTACAGTCAATCGTAAAAACAAAGACGCATGGAACGGCTACCTCCCAACGCGAATCGTAATCTACTCCAATGAGGCATTGCAGCTAACAGAGAACTCTAATGCGCTCACCGGCCGTATGCTGGTGCTTAAGATGACTAGATCGTTTTACGGCCAAGAAGATACCGACCTGTCACACAAGCTATCCGCGGAGCTGTCGGGTATCTTTAACTGGGCAATGGAAGGACTCAAACGTCGCTTAGCACGCGGCGGCCACTTCATCCAGCCTAAGACCGGCGTTGAGCTGATCGAGCTCATGGCGCAGTTAGGTAACCCGATCGGATCGTTTATTGAAGATGCATTAGTGTTTGAACCAGAGGCAGAGGTATCGAAGTACGATGTGTTTTTGTGTTATAAACACTGGGCAGTCAAGAAGAACATCGTGCCAGGTACAGAGCTCGCATTTAAACGTCGTTTCTTGGCAGCAGCACAGGAGCATTTTATTGAATCAGGACTAGATCGTACGTCGGGCAATCGTACCCACATTTACCGCGGCGTAAAATTAAATCAGAAGGCACAGAAATACATTGATGACAACATTACATTTGACGAAGGAGTATTTTAAAATGACGGATCAAGAACAAGAATTTGCATTTGCACTAGCCGCTGTAATGGGGTTGGTGGCTCGAGGCGCAACGCCAGCAGAGGTGCGCGACACAGCATGGCTCTATGCACAGTTTGCGATGCTGGGTAAGCCAGTATGTGAAGACACAAAATGAAAGCCATCGTCATTGCCACAGTGGATGGTAAGTGCATACCGGTACTATCTAAAAGCATAGAGATGTATGTGCCAGATAGTGTAGAAGTTATCATCCACAAAAACAACGCCGGCAACTTTGGCGATGCGTACAACCACATCGTCAACAAGGCGTTTATGTCACACGACGAGATTATTGTGGCCAATGACGACATCGTGCTAAATCCGGACAGCTACCGTAAGTTGCTGGAGGATGTTAACTACCTTACACAACAAAAAATTAAGCTAGGCTGGTTGGTGGCAAGAACGGACTACGCAAGGCCCAACCAACAGTTTTTTCATTTAGATCCAAACTTAATCCATGCAGCACAACGTTGCTCACCGCTGTTTGGTTACGTACACATACAGGCATGGATAGACTACCCACCGATTAACTGGTACTCGGACGACATCCAGTGCATTGACATGGCCAGCAAAGGGTACCAACACTTTGTATCCAGGTCGTACGTGCACCATGTAGGCAGCCAAACGATTGGCATGGACAACCAAAAGAACCACCTTGACTCTGAGCAATGGATCAGGGATAATAGGCCAGAACTACACCGTGAATGGTACAAGTGATATGAGCTTCACCATCTACCAAGCAAACGGCCTTCGCTGCATTCAATGGTTCCCAAATATAGAGACCCTGATAGCACACATGATTAAAAACCCTAACGATAGGTACCATAGAAACGTATGAAGAAAAAGGCACCGTACTACATTGCAGACACTGGGCACTTTGGTATCAAGATCAAGGTGTGCTTTGATGATGCGTCATTCCAGCAGGCCGTGCGCGATTCCAAGATAACAACCCGCCATCAGTCACTTGATATTGGCCTGGCGGAATCGCACTTCATCGAACAAGAAGGCACCATGCACGCCATGCTGGCCATCGTGTTTAATTTTGATGAGATGGAAAAGTGCGACGCGTTAGAGCGCATGGGCGTTATCTACCATGAGGTATCGCACACAGTCACCCATGTGTTTGAGTACATTGGCGAGGACGAGCAAAAGATTGGTGATGAGTCGCGTTCGTATTTAGGCGAGCACATTTTCAAGCAAGTATTTTCGATCTATGCAACAGAGGAAGACAAACGTGAGCGTACTAGAGAAAGAAATAGAAAGTCACCTGACAAAGAAAATCAAGCAGTTATCGGGGCTCTCATTCAAATGGCAGAGCAGCGTGACGGGGGTGCCGGATCGGATAGTATTCTTGAATCAGAAAGCGTATCTAGTCGAACTAAAAACAGCAACAGGGGTTCTAAGTCCAAGACAAGTCGTCGTGTTCGACGAACTGGGTGAGCAAGGCTTCCCAGTACATATTCTTCGAAGCAAAGAAGACGTCGAGGATTTTATTGAGGGCGCTTTAGCATGATATTTTGCATTAGTAGTAGTAGAGGAAGCGAAAAGGTTTGCAAGCCCTGTTTGTGCCGTTAACACAAACTAGCGCCTCTACTATCAACTACTTTAACGGAGTATCAAAATGAAACGACTCAATCCCACCACAGGTTTACCTTTTAAATCCGGAGACATACGAGAAGACGGCCGAGTATTTAACCAATACCGTTGCAGTAAATTAGATAAAAATGGATTTTTTAAAGAATGTTGGTTAACTCCCGAATCGCATAAGAGAGCTAGATTTGATTGTCAATCCGGCGATACAAGGACGATTTCAAATTTCTCAATTAATTTATTACATTCCGCAATAGGAAGATGCAAAGGAAGTCCGGCAAGAACCAAATCAGGAAGACCACCAACAAATGGAAAGGTTACTATAGATAAACAGTGGATATTGGATCGCTTAGAAAAAGGAATTTGTGAAGCGACAGGAGATAAATTAACAATTTTACCTAGAAAAAATAACACGGCCTCATTGGATAGGGTAGATAGTAATAATCCAGATTACACACCAGAAAATTGCAGAATAGTTACTTGGCAGTATAATAATATGCGGGGCGCGTATACTGATGAAGAATTTATCGCCGTAGCTGAGAAGGTTAAAAATGTTAAAAAGAAATCAATTACATCCCTATCAATTAGCAATAGTGGAAAAAGCCAAAACAACTCCGAACATAGGGCTTCTGCTTTGCCCGGGTTTGGGCAAGACGACGACCACCCTCACCATCATTGCGGAACAATTTAAAGGCAAGACACTGATCATCGCGCCCAAACGGGTAGCAGAGACAGTATGGGACACCGAGGTAAAGAAGTGGGAGCACCTAGCACACCTAAAAGTCAGCAAGATAATGGGAACGCCTACGGCAAGATTGTCAGCTATGAAGAGCTCTGCAGACATATATTTGGTAAACCTTGAGAACGTGGCATGGCTTTGTAGCCTTTCAGATAAGTTAGTGTTCACTAACTTAGTAATAGATGAATCCAGCCGGTTTAAGGATTCAAGCACCAAGCGTTTTAAGGCACTTAAGAAGCATTTAAAGGGCTTCTCACGGCGTTTAATCTTAACGGGTACACCCACCCCTCAAAGCATGCAGGATTTATGGTCCCAGGTTGGTATATTGGACTTAGGAGAGCGTTTGGAGACGTCCCTGACCAAGTTCCGCGACAAGTACATGCAGCCAGACCAAATGAACCGGCATACCCGAGTAGTTTACTCGTGGAAGCTGCAGCCAGGCGCGGATCTAATATTGAATCAAAAGATATCGGATATCTGCTATAGCCTCAAGGCCGAGGATTACCTGCAGCTGCCGGAGTGTACCAAGCTGTACCACAGTATTGAATTAGATAAAAACGTAAGGGGTCAGTATGAACAACTTAAGAAAGACATGGTCGCTGATATCAAGGGGGAAAGGATTACAGCTCCAACAGCAGCAACACTTGCGGGGAAACTCATCCAGTTCACATCAGGCTCAGTGTATGATGAACAAGGTGAAGCACACGAAGTACATCGTTCTAAGCTGGAACGTCTTGAGTCGATCATGGAGGAATCTAGCTCCCCGACACTCGTATTCTATCATTTCAAACACGCACTTCAGAAGTTACGCTTGGCTTTCCCCGAGGCGGTGGTGCTGGATGACGACAACATTGAGGCGTGGCGTGATGGCAAAATTCGTATGCTCCTTGCCCACCCCCAGTCAGGAGGAATTGGCCTTAATCTACAGTGCAACGTTGGAGACACAGCACAAACAGTGTGGTTCGACCTCCCCTGGTCCTCTGAGAACTATATCCAGGCGAACGCCCGGATTTACCGCCAAGGGCAAGAAAAGCCGGTTATCATACACCATCTAACGGTGGCCAAGAGTATTGATGAGCATGTAGTAAAAGTATTAGAAGGTAAAATTAACTTACAGGAAGCCTTGCTGGACTCGCTAGTAATATGACAAATATACACAAAATTAAAGCGGTAACCCCGCGTCTCTCGGATGAGGATCCAGATCCATTGGAGCAAGACGACGCGCCAGACGGATACCATTTATTACAAGAGGGCTGGCTTATTTGGGATGCCGATGATATAATTGATATTCGTAAAATAATTGATACCAAGATGCCAACAAAGCAGCGGTTTGTTTTGGAGGCGTTTCTCAACGGTAATTCGTATTACGACATTGGAGTCAGTGAAAAGTATTGGCGGTATCACTTTGCCAAGGGCATTGAGTTTATTAAAAAGGAGCTAGAGCTATGACGTATTTTGTTGTGGAACATGAGCGTAACGGCCCTCATTGTATAGACATTGTGACCGGCGTTGAGGATATCGATACAAATGATTACCAGCCATTCATTGGTTTGTGGGTATGCGATTCAGAACAAGAGGCGCGTATTATGGAAAACGAATTACGAAAGATGCGCAATGAACGATCCAGTCAACCATCCTAAGCACTA